ATGAACAAATACCATAAAATACCATAAAATATGACATGCTTAGATTCATAGAAGACTTCCAAAAGGAAATTCCAGAGGGTGTCCAAATTCTTTTCCATCTTTACAGTTATATGGATACAGGACTTAATGTTATCTTAAATAAAAATGACATACTCTTTTCAAAGATGAACATTGTACTTTCTGAAAAATTTTACCACACTAAAACTGGAATCCAAGTAGATGATTCTATAAACTTTGGAAGAATTTATACAGAAAATGGAAAGCATATAATTACAAAAACAGATCCTGCTGTATGGGTAGGTATACCAAGAGGAAACAATCTTCTTAGATACTTAGGCTTTGATATTATTCTTCTTTCAAAAATATATTACTACCTTATACATTTAGATATAGATGAAATTAAGCAAGGTATTGTAAAACATATCGATATTCTTACTGTAAGAAAACATTTACAAGGTATACCAGATGATCTTAAAAATCTTTATAAAACTGAAATGGACAGGCAAATTGTACATCTTGAAAAGATCATAAGAAATAAGAAATCAGAAATTAAAGATTATCTGTCATGGGACACTGACAGTATAACAGACATGTGACAACTTTGTCAGTACTCTAAATGACAAAGTGACAGACCTATGACATTTTTGTCAGTACTCAGGCTGTCATTTTGTCATTTTTTATATGTCTTAGATGCCCATTCTTTTTGACTGGTACGATTTTTGCATTTTATAAGGTATAACCAATTAAAATTTATAAAAATGTCACATTACAACACAACACACATTACAGATCTTGAAAAGCCAGTATGCTCACTTGTTCCAAAAGGGTACTCTGTTATTCTTCCACTCAATGACAATGATAGCCTTTATGCAGGATCTCCCAGTATCATCATCAGAAGTACAGGGATTTACATTCTTAATGCTTGCAATTTTCCTTATGTAGATGAAAATGGAACTTTGTCATCTGTTAATAAAGTTGCAGGAGTATGGATCGACAGTACTACACATACTTATATAAAGAAGTATCAGATTTTTGTTTGTCCTTTACTTTCTATGGACTCTGTGGGAGATAGAACAACTCTTCCTATTGAAATTCTTTCATCTCTTATTTGGTCTATAAAAGAGATTAAATTCCCTTTCCTTTATAAAGTGCTTGATAAGATATGGGCATTTGACCAAATAAGTAAGCAACTTGATGCTTACGCAAAATCTCTACCTAAGGATGTTTCTCTTATTTTTAAATCTACAGACCTTTATGAAACTACCGTAGTTGTAAACAGTCAAGGTCTTTTTTATACAAATGAAATCATTACCATTTCAGAAGATAACTCTTTTCAATCAAACATAGGACTAGATCTTACAGAAAGAAATACAGGGATTATTACTGAGAAAGGAGATCATATTTCTACAGAAGATAGACCAATCATTACTACAGGTAAAATAGAAAATCTTGAGCCACTTGAAGATATCTTAAAATTCGATCTTTCATTTAGTATATTCCTTTACACTTATCTTTCTCATTTTTCTATAAATGAAATAGAAAGACTCCTTGAGGATAATATTTTAAAATAACTTTTTTGTTCATAACTGGTGTGCCTCCAAATCCTTTACAAAGGAGGTGCACCTTTTTCAAAATCTTTAAACTTTTAACAATATAAAATCAGTCAAAAATGACACTTTTACAACTTAAACAACTCAGAAAAATCTTAAATCTTTTTGTACCATTCTTTGGTATATTTGTCTTTGCACTTTTCCTTAGAAATCTCTTTATTCCTACACTTAGGACAACTCTTGAATTTCTTGGAAGTACACTTATACTTCTTCTAAGTGCCTATGTTCTTAAAGAAATAGAAGATAAACTTAAAAAATAGAGACATTAAATTTAAAATTTACTTATAAAATGAAAGTATCAGACTACGCAGAAGAGAATCTTTTATCTTTAAAAGAAGATTCCCATAGTTCATCTTCAAAAATTACAGAGTTTGTTCCCTTTGGATACTCTGTAATTGTTCCAACTGTAATAAATCCTATAAATCAAAGACCTTACCCATATGGATTTGTTATAAGAAGAGATGGTGTTTATAGATTAAATTCAGACTCTGTCTATGCTTACAATAGAACTAATACAGAACCCTCCACTTATAATCTTTTAGGAGATGAGTGGACAACTGATGACTCTGAAAGTTATAAGGTATCTGAGCATGAATGTCTTTTTACTCCTGTACTTCCAAAAGATAGTCTTGGAGAAAGAGAGTATCTTCCAAATACTGTGATTGATACTATCTATACAGAGATAATAAAACTTGGATATTTTCCTAAACTTTATTCTTTGATTTATGCCTCAGATAAGATTACAGAAAGATATAAGGAAGTGATGCTTACTGATCTTAAAAACTTTAAAGAAATGATCCCTTATGGAATTGTTCTTCTTTTTAGAATGAAAGATCCTTATAATCTTATTTTTATTCTTTCAAAAGATTCTATGTCCTATACAACAGATTCTATAAAAATAAAAGACTACGCTCTTGGAGAAAGAGAATCAAAAGTTCTTTCTTCTACTCCTTATATTTGGTACAAAGATTCTATTATTTCCACAGACACTTTGCCTTGTGTAGTTCCAACAACTCTTCCAGATAAAGATAAAAATAATGATTTTGAAAGAATCTTAAAGAATGATATCTTCCTTTTACATGAACTACATTTTTCTTTGTCAAGATTTAAAGAAGTTCCAGGACTTATAGATATGCTTTCTGAACTTTCTGTACCACTTCTTAGAGAACTTTCAGAAGACCTTAGTGAAGTAGATGATATTCTTGCAAGTGTACTTACATGTGAACATAACAAGAGAATAGACCAGGAAATTTCCACTCTTGAAAAGCAAATAGAGGAGAAAAGAAGTGAGTACATACAAAAACCTATTAAGTAATGTGTGTAATTGTAGCAAAATATCTTTCAAGTACAGGTTGGGTACTTATGAAGAATAGAGATAGAAACTACCGACCAACCATCACTATGAAAAGTGAAAATAGAGAAAAAGATGATCTTTCTCTTCTTTACATGTATGACCTAAATTCTAAATATGGAGAGGGTATCAATTCAAGTAATATCGGTATTATTTCCAGTGCTACCTTTGTATCAAGAGATGAACTTGAAGGACAAACTGGAAATTATGGAAAGAAAGTAGAATATGCCCCAGATGGTGTAGCAATTAGAGGTGCACTTAGAACACCTGGAACTATCAAAGACTGTATAAATACTCTACTAGAAAAGGGAATGATTGGTAATACTTTACTGTCTAATGGAGATGATTGTTACCTTGTAGAATCTTACATCTCAGACTCTGGAGAATATAAAGTAGAAGTTAGACAACTTCCTAATGTAGTAGGTAGTGCTGTTGTAAGAAGTAATCATGGTGTACTACTTGAAGATGCTGGATATAGAAGAGAAGATGATGAATTTAAGAGAAAAAGTACAGAACTTAGAAAAGAAATGGTGGAAGTAAAAATAGGTAAAGCAAATTCCATCACTGAAATTATAGATATTCTTTCTGTATATAATGAAAATCCAGAGCCACAATTTAATCCTCTCAGATGGGACAGCAGAGAAAGTGCAATGCGTACAACTGGACAACTTCTTGTTATTCCTAAACAGAAGAAACTTCTTTACCGTAGCATCTTTGACAGGATAGAAGATAAAGTAAGCACACTTGATACTGGACTTTCTTATGAATGGCTTGAACCATTCTCTGTAGAATTAAGTGAAAGGAGATCACTTAATGAAAGTTTGGGAAAAGAAATAAAAACAGATGGTCTTTATACTTTTACAGACAGTAGAGATAAAGTAAGATACTTCTTTGAAAGTACAGGGGTACTCCATTATGTAGCAAGAGTAGATGAAAATCTTAAAGTAAAACATATTAGAAAGGCTACACAGAGAGATCTCTTGGGTATTAAAGGTAATCCTGCTCTTTCTTTTATAAATAAAGTAAAATAAAAATGGAAGAAAAAGATAAACTTTTTGAAGTTAAAATGATTTATCCAAGAGGATCAAGACTCGATGAAGTTTTGGAACAAAAACCTTTGAAAATTAAGGTAAATAATAATATAAATGAAGTTAAGGATTTAAAGGTTACTTTTAAAGACAAGAAATTTGAAAACCCAAGTGAAATTAAAATCCATAAAGATCCTACTGTAAACAGTATGCTTATGGACTGGGTAAATGAAAATAAAAAGAAGTAAAAGAAAGGTATCTTCTTTAAATTTTTAGAAAATTTTGGATATTTTAAGTCCTAAGAAGATAAGAAAATTAAAAGAAGGTATCTCTTTTTAAAGCTTAGTAAAAATAATTAATTAAATTTTAAATATTATGTATAAAATAAACGAATCAAGACTTGTTAAGGATTCAGTTCTTAATGGTGGTAAACCAAATGTAAAAATATATGCTAGAGAAGACAGATATAGATTTGCTGGTGCAAATGAAGTAGAAATTTATGTAAATAATGGTACTGCATTTAAATTTGACTGTAATGAAGCCGAACAGGCTAACATGAGTCTTCTTGAACTAATTGGAGCTGAAGATAAATTCAAAGAGCAAGTAATGAATGCTGTAACTACTGCTATTGAAAACTGTATCAAAGATGCTGTAAAATCTTTTGATGTGAAGAAAGCGATTTCTGTTATGGTAGACAATGTTATGAAAGTAGAAAAAGAAGATAAAATATCAAAAGAAGATACTATTGCCTATGTTAGAGAAACTCTACCTAAGAAAATATTCTCCATCTATGCAAGAGAGTTCGAAGATGAACTAAGAAAAAGAGGATATGGAGATGTAATTGGCGATAGACTTTTATAAGAAAATAAAATCTAATCTCTCATAATGTAAATTTTAAAGTTAGAGTTTTTGCCTACCTAAATCCACAGGTAGGCAAATTCTTATAGGAAATACTCATTAAATAATAAAAATCCTTAAATCTTATGAATGGTAAAGAAAAATTTTTAAAGAAATATGGACATCTTCTCTCAGAGGCTAAGTTCATCCAAAATTATAGAAAAATGTACAGTGGTCTAGATATAAAACCTGAAATTACAGGAAATATAGCAAATGTCCATTTAAAAACAGAATCTCCACTTGCTGTGAATCTATCAAATGAAGAAGTAGCATGCGCATATATGCTTAAAGAAGTAGATTCTCATCAACTTGAAACTTTAATGTCTGTACATATCACAAAAGCGGTAGAAACAGCATACTCTGAAATTAAAGATTTCATTTCTATACCTATGCATGTGGCACAACTTATTACAAAGGTAGAACTTGAAACAGGAAGTGATAAAGAGAAAATCCTTAAGTGGAGAGACAATATGGTAGTAAATGGAGTTTATAAACCACTTCAAAAAGAAATAGACTATCAACTTAAAGCCTACAAATATCTCGATTAAAAATAAAAGAGCCTACCATTTAAATTTTTGGTAGGCTCTTCTCTAAAAAATAGATTATGAGAATTGGTTTATTTTCTTAACTCAGTAATACTCCCTTTTTTATAAATTCTCTTTTATAAATTTCTCCATAATAAGAATCTACAAAAGGTCTAGCAATTTCTACCATATCTGAGTATTTGTTTTGATCAATTAGGAAATTTACATGGTTTTTAATTATTTTATCTGCTTGGAACATACTACCAATATTTTGAATATATTCTTGAATAAAGTTTTTAAGTTGTTTGTTTATTTGTTCAACTACAGTAGCCGAAAGTTTTCTATTTCTAAGAAGTAAGAAGAAACTTGCTTTTTCTCTTGGACTTAGCTGATAATCTGAATTGAATCCACCAACTAAACCAAAAGTATAAGTATCATCATGTTTATTTTTTACAAAAACTAAACCATGATCTGTTTTAACTTCTTTATCAAATCTGGCTTCATTTACATACCTAATTCTTCTACTTTCGTATAAATATCCAAGATTTTTAAGTTCGGCCATGATATCATCTTTGTAATATGCTAGATCTGAAAGTTCAAGCATATCAACAAAGTTTTTCATATAAGTTTCATCTTTTTTCCATGTATCATACATGTCTTTTACATAGTCTTTCAAGATAGATTTCATATCTACACCTGGTAAATCTGGTATTGATGTAAGCACATTATAAAGCACTTGCTGTATTTTTTCTGTAAGATCAAGTTCAAAATGTACATCAGAATGATCAAGAAGATCAGCATTTGCTCTTTCTTTTTCATCTGCTTTATAAATGAATGTACCATATCCATCAAGAGTTATATTTATAGTATCTTCTCCTTTTGGAACATACAAGTTGATATGTGGTCTATATCTTGATCTAACATATTTTGTTTGTGTATCTTGGGCAGATTCATTTAAAATTATTCCTCTTTTTTCAACTTCTGCTCTTATTTCATCTTTGTAAACATAAAGTAAATCTGTGCTGTTTATTTCAAGTCTACTAAGCATATCATGGAAGAATCTATCAAGGCTTCCACCTACTCTTCCACTTCCTTTAATAACAAAGTCCACATAATCTTTAACAAGTTTACTTCCATTATTTCTTACACAGATATCTTTAAAATAAGTATAAACATAGTTATAAATATGTTTGTGTAAAGTTTTTGCAAAAGCATCTTTATCTGCTTTAAGTAAAACAGTCTCTTCCTGTTCACTTACTCGAACATTGTAGTCTACAAGATCTCCTACTCTAACTCCAAATTCTCCACTTCTATTTTTATAAGTAAGTGTTATATCATATCCACCAAATTCATCTTTACCACTTTCCTCATTTAGTCTATTTTTTATGATTTTATCTCCATATTTTTCCAAGAATTTAGATCTTCTAACCTTTTCATTCATTTCTACAAAATCCAAGATAGTTTCACTTATTAGACCAGGAATGGCATTTAAGAACACTCTCTTATATTCTGGATTCATTGCTGTATACATGTGTATTTTAGCATGTTCTTCTTCATTAAAATCTTTGATTTGTACATAATTTTTATTTGTACTACCAAAGTACACCATTACACCATTATATCCTTTACTCTGTAACATATAAATTTTGTCTGGATCTACACGAACACCTCCTGTAATATTTGCTTCATTTACTATATCTTTTTCAAGTATTTCTTTAAGTTGTTTTTCTATTTCATCATAGTATGGAGCAAGTACATCAGACTTTATATTTCTAAGTGCTTTCTCCCTTTCTCTTTCATCAGATTTAATTTTTGGATTTTCTTTTAAGAGATTTTCTATGTGATTCTTTGCTAGTTCTCTTATACTATACTTATCAATAGCATCATAGAGAGCATTTTGCATTTCTACAGCTATTCTACCACGAGTATTATAAGAAAGAATTTCTGGATCTTTCCCATTTATCAAGGTAACAAGTGCCTGGATCTTAGGATCGGAGTCTATAAGAATTTCTCCATCCATAGTAATAGAGATATCCCTACCTTTTGGAATATATTTAAATTCGTTCATATTAAAAAATTTCGGTATGTACTTTTTTCTCTAAGGCTTTTTCTTTTTAAGTACAAACTTTGAAACTCCTGTAAAGTAGATTTTCTCAAATCCTTCACTTCTCATTATTTCACTCTCTGATAAATTTTTATTATATCCTTGTTTAATCAGTTTACTCTTTTGAGTAGCATATCTGGGTAAGTATTCTAAATTTCTTATCCAGCCATAAGGTATAGAAATACTTTCAAATTTCATTCCCAGACTTTCGTAGGTATCTCCTGTGAACTTATCCATATTGTTATAACTTATAATAGTCTCGAAGTCCACAAATGAAAGAAGATGCTTAAAGAGTCTTTTTGTTCCACCTATAACAGTATATCCAGTTTTGGTAACAAGTCTACCAATTTCAAAGAGTTTATCTTTTTTACTCTTTACTCTAAGAGTCATAAGTTGAATAAGTTCATCATCTTTTGTATAGAGACCAAGTGCATATGTACAGTGAACATAGCCTTGAAGATGATTACTTTCTAAGAATTCTCTTTGGGTTTTAACATCAACTTCTTTAATATTGAGTTTTCTAGCAAAAAGTTTTATCTTCTCCAGGATTAGATTTTTTATAAAATTTTCTATCTTATCCTTATCCTTAAGGATTTCCCATTCCCAAATAGAAACAAGTCTTATATTTTTACTTTTACAAAGATTATATTTTCTAATATGATAATTCTTATCTTTAAATCTTTCAGAATGCCAGTATGACCCATTTATTTCTATTCCCAAATTAAATTCTGGGATAAAGATATCAAGTTCCATAGGTGGGATTTTATCTCTTACTGAAGTAATAACTTCCCCAGAATAAAAAGATTTTATAGAATTTACAAAATCTTCTTCAAGTTTAGAAGTTCCTAAGAAGTGTCTGGCTTTAAGTAGTCCACATGTATGACACCCATGTCCTCTTAGATGATCTCTTGGACTTTGTAAAAAAATTCCATGATCTTCACATTTTATTTCTACTGGGGTACTGTTATTTTTATATTCTACAAGAGAGTAATCATAAGTATCTCCATGAAGTTCTTTTGATTTCTTTATAAAGTCCTCAGTACTAGATGAACAATTTTCTTGTATGTGATTTAGAGTGGATATCATGCCACATTCTTTACAACCTTTACCACTCAAATGATTAGTTGGGGTTTGAAAGAATGATCCGTGTATTTTACAAATGATCTCTATTTTAGTCTTATAATTTTCTATTTTACTTTTTGAGTAATCATAAGTGTCTCCATGTACACTTCTGGCTTTTTCAAGAAATTTCTCAAGGGTAATTGATCTATTTCTACCATTTTCTATGCATCCACATTCTTTACAACCTTTACCACTTAAATGATTGTATGGTATTTGCTCAAACATACCATGTTCAGAGCATATGATTTTTACTCTGGTTTTAGCATTTGTATATTTTACAAGAGAATAATCATACCTTTCTCCATGTATCTCTTTTGCTCTCTTTATAAAAATATCAGTTGTAAAATTTAAACCCATACAAATTTTATCCTATCCAAGTAAAATAGTTTTATTTTTTAAGTACAAACTTTGATACACCTGTAAGATAGATTTTTGAAAATCCTTCATCTCTCATTATTTCACTTTCAGATTTATTTTTATCGAAACCTTGTTTAATCAGTTTACTCTTTTGAGTCTGATATCTAGGTAAATATACATTATTTCTTATCCAACCATATGGTATAGTTATACTTTCAAAAGTGAGACCAAGTCTTTCATAAACTTCCCCTGTGAACTTATCCATATTGTTATAACTGATTATCTCTTTATAATCTACCATTTTTTGTAAATTCTTAAAAAGTCTTTCTGCTCCACCAATGACAGAATATCCTACCCTGGTAGCAAGTCTACCAATTTCCCAAGTCTTGTCTTTTTTATTTTTTACTCTAAGAGTCATTATTTGAATAAGTTCATCACTTTTATAGAGTCCAAGAGCCAAAGTACAGGGAATATAACCTTGCAAATGATTATATTTAAGAAATTCTCTTTGTTCTTTTATACTTACTTCTTTAATTTGAAATTTTCTGGCTTGAAGTTTTATCTTTTCTATGATTGTGTTTTTTATAAAATTCTTTATCTTCTCTTTATCTTTAAGGGTTTCCCATTCCCAGATAGAAATGAGTCTTATATTTTTATCTTTACAAAGATTATATTTCAAAAGATGATAATCTTTTGGTTTAAATTTTTCAGAATGCCAGTATGACCCATTAAATTCAATAGCCAGATTAAGTGATGGAACATAGATATCAAGTTCCATAGGTGGAATTATATCTTTTGAATTTGTAACAATCTCCCCTAAATAGAAAGTCTTTATAAAATTTACAATTTCTATTTCAAATTTTGAAGCAGATACTCCACATCTGGGACATCCTGTACCTTTTAAATGATTATGTGGACTTTGAAAGAATGACCCGTGTTTTTTACAAATGATTTCTATCTTTATATCTGCACCTTTGTAATCTACCTTTTTATAACTAAAAAGATCTCCATGTAAAAGTTTTGCCTTACATGTAAAGTCCTGAGTATTTGAAAAATTATGTTCTGTTGTTCTTTCTCTACCACAAGTTGGACAACCTCTACCCATCATATGTTTTTGTGGACTTTGAAAGAATGATCCATGTATTTTACAGACAATCTTTATTTTAGTTTTTGTATCTACATACTCTATCTTTGAATAATCATATAAATTTTTATGTATATCATTTGCCCTCTTTATAAATTCATCACTTGAAAGCATTATTCTGGATCTTGTATCTTCTCTACTCTTTTCTTTACCACATTCTTTACAACCTTTACCATCTAAATGTCCACTTGGAATTTGTAAAAATGATCCATGTATTTTGCAGATGATTTCTACCTGAGTACGATTATTTTTATAATCTACAAGAGAATAATCATACTTATCTCCATGAACATTTCTGGCTTTCTTTATAAACTCCTCTGTATTTGATGTTTGATCTTTTGCTACCTTAATTCTACTACATTCTTTACAACCTTTACCACCCAGATGATTAGTTGCCATTTGAGTGAACACACCATGAATTTTACATCTTATATCTACATTATATCTAGCACCCTTATACTCTGTACATGAATAATCATACTTATCTCCATGTACCTTTCTGGCTTTTTCAATAAAATCCTGAGTTGTTTGTTTCATATCCATAAAAATTTTATAACTTTTTGATAAAAAGGTTTTTAAAATGTATAAATGATATATATGAGAATAAAAATATTAATATTTAAAAATCATAATATTATGAGTAATTCTTCTTATCATTTCAGTGGTTCTAAAACTTCTGTTTCCCTCGATGAACCATTGTTTCTTACTAAATTTATAGTTACCTTTATATTACCTCAGGCATTGCAATCAAGATATGGTACACAAGTACTAACTGAGCAATGTACAAAAATTACAGGATTAAACCTTGATAAAATGCCAGAAGTGGTAGAGCAAGTTAATAGAGGTGTAAGTAGAGAATTTATTGGTACAATAGCCGATACAAAAGTTCACGGAAAGTTTACCTTTGTTGTAAATGTATCCCCTGATGGGACTCCATATCCACTTAATATTCTTAGAGATTGGGCAGGTCTTTGCTACTCTTATAATACAGGTTCTCAAACTCTTAAAAGAGATTATTCTGGACAATGTATCATTGAAATTCATGCAAAAGATGGTACTTTAATTAGAGCGATTAAATTCCCTATCTTCTTCCCAATGACTCCACCGAATGAAATTGACTTAGACAGTACACAAGACAACATTTACGAATTAGAGATGGAATTTGTCTGTGAAAACGGTCAAGACCTTTTAACTAATACACAAAGTAAGTAAGTTTTTCATTTACAGATGTTATTTTTATAAACACTTTTTGAGGAAGATCCCACCTTTTGGATCTTCCTCAAAATCTTTTTAAACAACTCAGCGATCCTACACACATAAGGATCACTGAGCAACTTAATAACAATAAAAATCAATCAAAAAAACAACAACAGTTTATTTCTTTACAAAATTTACAATTTCTCTGTTTTTCTTCATTCTTTTCATTTCATCTTCTGTTTTGTCACTTAGGTAGCCATATGCACCTGTTGGGAATTGGACAAAGTAAGTGTTTCTTTCCATAAATTTTCTCTTTTTAAAGTAATATTCATTTGGAAGTGTGCAAGTTTCTCCTATTGGGAATTATTTGTGAAATGGAAATTGGGATATTTTAGGAAGAAAATCATGTAGTGACTTTCCAAATGAATATTTTATTCTTTTATTTTCTGTATTCTATACTCTATCTTTCTATTTTTAAGTTCTATTTTAAAACTTTTATCAGTTTCTGAAAGTTTAAAGACCCTTATATGTTTAACTTGAAGCACTATACCCTCTGTATCATAAATCTTTACAAACATTAGTTTTTTAAGACTTAGCCATCTCTTTGCAAGTTCCAAAGTAGGTTCTATTCTATCAAGTTCCCATTTTCCAGAGTTATATCTCTTCTCTATTCTGTAATGCATAAAGATAGGTTTTGATTATTTGAAAAATTTTCTATCTTTATGTTTAAGTTCAATGAGTGTTCTTATAGGATAGGTTTTACCATCTTCTGTATAAAATGTATCCTGTACAACACCTCCACCTGTAACTGCTGTTTTCTTTGCTTTACATCTAAGTTCAGTTTCTGATTTGCAGATAACAGGAGCAGAAAGAATGACTACATCATTTTCAAGTTCTATAAGATGGGTAGGATTTTCAAGGATAACATCTGGATTTTTATCTTTGTAAAGAAGATTACCATTTTCTGTAATTGTGTAGGTAGATTTACTTTTCATAAAAAATAATCATTTTCTAAAACTTATATCTATCTATATTACAGGACTTTGATGTCTGGCATCTGTTCTCTTAGTGTTTCTTATTTCTTTTATTACCTCTTTTCTAACTTCCTGGTGTGGTAGTTTTGTCTTGCATGATGAAAGAAAGAAGAGAATAAGAAGTAAAAATAAAAGGTAAACTCTTCTAAAATATAACACTTTCATAATTTTTCTGTTTTTTAAAAGATTCAGTGAGTTCTGCACCAAAAAATTCATTTACTCTTGAAAGTATAGGTGTACAATAGTGCAAGAAATCCTCCATATTCTTCTTTTCTATCTTATATTTTATATAGAAGAGTAAGAAAATAGAAGCAATCTCTTCAATGCTCTCCTTTCTAAAGTTTTCAGATTTTTTGCCTGATATTTCCTTGTACTTTCTTGTAAGTACACAGATATCTTTGGATTTTCTTGTATTTGTAAAAGTGTTTCCCTGTAAAAGAGAAAGCCCTCTCTGGAGTTCTCTTATTATAGTTTTAAGTTCTCTTCTACCTGCTTCCCAGGTTTTATAACTGTTTGAATATAAGAATCTTACACCTTTTTCTCTTTTACCTCTGTATTTTCTGTCGTATGCAGATGAAATAGAACTTTGAGAAAGGATCTGTTTAAGAATACGGATAGAATAACTTTGGATTACTATATCCTGTGCTGTTTTAACTGATGTAATTGTCATAACTTAACTATTTTATTTTTAAATTTTATATCTCTCTGATGCCCATCGTTTCAAGGTTTTAAACATATTAAATGCTTAAGTATTACAAATAGAAATAATCAAATGAATCCTGGGAGAAATAAGGCAGTAGTTTTTTGTAATCCCATTTACCTCCCTGTTTTATTACTATCTCATTTATATCTTTACAGTTTTTAAGTTCTGGATGGTCACTTAGGAATTTTCTCCATAGAAAAACTCTCAGATTTTCATTCATAAGTTGCAGGGAGAGTTTACTTCCAGCACTGTCCAGTGTAGTATTATCTGGAATATAGAGTCCAGTAGGAAGTTTAATTATATTTCCTGTACCTTGTGAAGCCATTCCATTTGGAAAATGAGTACTACAAATTGCACTTTCTGTAATGAAGACATCCTGGTATGGATCTATATTTAAAATATTGTAAAACTTACTTGCATAATTAAGTCTTTCAAGAATATCATCTGGAATATCTTTGTGATAATATTTCTCATTGAGCATTCCAAAGGAAAAACTTCTCCATCTTATTCCATTGTAAGGTTCCCTGTATCTAACTTGGAAAGAGAGTACTCTATTTTCTGATCTCTGCAAATTTAGAACATAAAGATTATGAAATCTATCAGTTGCAAAATTTTCAAGAGGGAGGGATAAAATATATCTGGATTTTAAATACTTAAGAACTTCTATATCATGATCAACTGGGTAAATTCCAGAAGTAAGTTTAAAAAATTCAGAAAGAGTAGGTAAGTATTTCTCTATATCATAAAGTGGAGCACCTGATGATGAAGAATAAGTTGTAGAAGTAAGAAGAGATGAATCTACCTTTTTAAGGAAAGAAAGATTTATATCTCTTTCAAGTGAGAAATCTTTTACAAAAGAGTAAAGATTCTTTACTGTGTTACAATTAAAACATTTGAAGAAAATAAAAGATTTAAAATATAACCAACCTCTCTTCTTTTTAGAATCTCTTCGAGAATCTTTGCAATATGGACATGCAAAGTTCATATTCTTTCCTCTCTTTTGAATGTCTTGCTTATCTTTATCCTGGGAAAAGATTTCTTTAAGTCTTTCACCTAGATTTCTTTCAAGATACTCATATAGTTTCAAGTTGTCTCCAGTAGAGAAATCTTCTATATCGTAGTTAAATTCCATTTTCTTTTTTAAAATTTTCTATTCTTTCAAGTGAAAGTGAGTGATAGGATTCAGATATTTCAGAACCTATCCATTTTCTTCCAGTAAGAATGGAAGCAATTGCAGTTGTCCCAGTTCCCATAAATGGATCATATACCAGTTCTCCAGGTTTTGAAAATCTATCAATAAGTTTTACAGCAAGATCAATAGGCATACCTGCAGAGTGTGTCCCTGTATATTGCTTATTATTTTTGATATCTGTCCAAACATCATTAACTGTGCCTCTTTCAAAGTTAAAATTTGAGAATTTTCTACCTACAGGAGAAACTGAGTCAAACATAATAATAAGTTCTGATCCTCTGTTCAAGACTCCTACTCCAATAGCAGGTTGTGGATTTGGTTTGTTCCACACAATTATATCTTTTATGTCCTCTGCAAACTCTCCAATTATTTTGAATAAACTGCTTTTATTTCCTGTTGTAATCATTATATTGTAAGCAACCTGCTTACTTATTCTAAGCATTTCTCTTATAGCAATAGAATGAAACTTAAAATAATCTTCTGGCTTCATAAAATCTTCAAAATCAGCATATTTCTTTGTAATTCCAGAAGCTGAACCCTCTGATCTCTTTACAACTTTACCTTTTGTAACTTTTCCAAGTAAATTGTAAGGTGGAGATGTAACAATAAGGTCGATTTCTTTATCTCCTATCCTCTGCATTGTATCCATGCAGGATTCAAGGTATATCTTTGAATGTTCCATTTTTATCTTTTAAAAAAGTGTAGTTTTATCTCTTGGAGCGTATATGATACGGACACCTCCTTTTATTTCTTTAAGAGAGCAGGTAATCATATCTTTTGAAAGTTTTTCTATATCTTCTGTGTTCCCTACTAGCATATGAGGATCTACACAAATTATATTTTCTCCATCTTTAATAATTTGCATATCCAAGTGTCCAATTTTATTTTCAAGTTCTCTTTTTACTTTAAGAAAAGAGCCAGATATCTTCTCAGTTTGCTTTGTATAAAAATTAAGAATTTCTTCTATTTCTTTCTTAAATTTTTTGGGAGATAAAAATTTGTATTCTTTGGGATTAAACTCAAGACCTAAATTTTTAAGTTCTGTAAAAGATCCAGAGTAGTAGTCCTGTGGAGAAAGATAGAGAGTTTTACTTTTTTCTATAACTTCCCAATATTCTTTATTTGGAAGTCCTTTTACGCCGAACGCTTTCATTTTGTTTTAAAAATAAAATGTGGGAAGACTTTCAAACATTTTACTTATCTTCCCACATGAATTAAAAATAAAATAGCATGTTTTTTAATTATAATATCTTGCTATAAGAGTATCTTTTATCTTTGGTACAAGAAGTTCGAAGATTTCATCTTTTATACCATCTGGAGAGCAAGTCCAAGCAGGATCTCCTGGTTTCTGCATTACTTTTGTACTTAAAGGTTTTCCATCTCTGATTTCAGTAGCCAGTACAACTGCAAAAATTCTACCCTGGTCAAGGATTGTACCTGGATGTTCAGAGTTTCTAAGATTGTCATATGTAATACTGTCAAGTTCCAAGTTTAAATCAATGATATGTTTAATTTTTGGTTTAAGTTCTGTACAAACTGTTGCAGACCGAATCATAGAACCTTTCCAGTCAAAGAAGAAATGTACAGTATCAAGTCTAATATATGAAGTGTTTTCCATAAAGAGGTTTTATTTTTTATTTATGATATTTTCTCCAAGTGCATGTCCAAGAAGTTTATAAAGCATATATGCTGTACTCTTTCTTACAGAAAATTTAGTAAGTAGTGCATCATGTTCCTTAGAGTATGTAGAAGCACATCTATTTTTTACTTTTCCATCAGCGTCATAGATTTCATCTTTGGAAAGTCCTTCAAGTCCAAGAATGAAATAAACAGAGTCTTCTACTGCTTTAAGTTCTACTTTTGAAGTTACACCATCTTGCTCATACTCTCCTTTTATATGAGTATTGTCATTTTTATAACCTGTAATTGTATAATGCGTGGGATCTGGGTATTTTATATCAGACAGTGTTATAAGTTTAATATCTGAGTTCATGTCTATGTTGTGTACATCTTCTACATCAAAGATACCTACAAATGTACCATCTTCTTCTCCTCTGCCTACAATTACAACTTCTTTGTACTCTTCATTTTCTGATTTTCTTCCAAGCATTACAGCAGGGAATTTTCTAATTTTAACTTTATTTTTCATTTTAGAGATTTTTAGTAAGTTTTATAATTTCTAAAGTATCCATTTCTAAAAGATTTTTCCCACTTTGTGTATCATCTCCAAGTATTCTAACTTTTTTAATCATATCTTTAGAAATTAGTCCTGTTCCAATTCCCCCAGAGAATTTTTTGAAAGTAATACTCATTTCAGCTGTAGAAAGATGCCCGATAGATGTCACTTTTGCAAGTGTTCCACTGGTGTAGATAAGTGTTCCAACTCTTACATCTTCTACATTTTTATCTCCAACTTTATCAAAGTATCTAAGTATGGCTTGTGTTCTTGTCATATTTTTAAAATAAAGGATTTAAGATAATGAGTCCAGGTTTTATCTCTGGAATACCCAGTACAGATAGTATATTGTTTACAGGATTAAGTATCATCTTCTTAAATTGAGCATCTGTATCCACAGGAGGTAGTATTTCTTGTGGAATCGTTCCAACAGGGAATCCAAAGACACCAACTTGATCTTTACAAAGATAATATTGAATCTTAGTACCATTCTTGATATTGGTATACTGAAATTTATGATTTGAATTGTGTAGTCTGTAGTTGTAATTGATACTGGCTTTAATATGCATTGGTGTTCTATCCATATACTCAATAGCAGTAGTATCATTAATGACATATTTGTTATATCCATTAACTCTGACAGCCTCAGAAATCTGATCAATAGAAATTACAGAGAACTCAGTTTTTATTCTTTTTAGCATTGAATGAATCTCTTGTACTCTTATTTCATCCACGCTCATAACATAAGAGATCATTTCTTTAATCTTATTCCGTACAAATTCTGGGAATGATTGCTTATTGGCTTCTATTCCTTTAATCTGAATATCGGACATAGACTCTTTAATTACTCCATCATCCCATATCGGATCTTTAATGTAGTGTTTCTTTCCTGTCCAAAAACAGGCTTTATTAATCTGTTCAAGTGAAAGTTTGAAAGATTTAGAACCATCTTGCTTGGTCTTTATTCCTCCATAAGATGCCACAAAGTCATCAAGTTTGTCTTCTACATATTTCTTAAATCTACTTTGCCAACAGAGTAGTGTAACTTTAATAATTACATCATCTACTCTTTTATCTACATCAAGAGAGTCGAGAATTGGATCTACTGTAAACATTACAGAGTCTGTATCTGCATATTTCACAGCATTATATGTTACAGGTTTTGGATCTTCTTTAAAAGTATAACCTGCTTCTTTTAATTTTTCATGGAGTTCTGTATCCTTATGCCAGAGTTCTTTAAAGTAATGATTGAATATGTCATCAATTGTATACTTTATAAGTGCACGGCTTATAGAAGTTACAGAACTGGCTACATCTCTGTTGTAATTGAAGAACTTAAAGAATCCAATTGCTCCATATACTGAATTGACATAAATTTTTAGAGCCATATTCTCATTATTTGTATCAACTTGGAGTCTTTCAAGTTTTTCAATTTCTTTTTCAATTTCTTCCCTTGTATAAGAGTTTCCCTCTTTGAGAGTAGAATGATTGAGTTTTTGTTTAATTTCAAAGTTCATAAAAATAATATACAGAGTAAAATATAGAATGTTTCACATGTAAAACATAAACACCTTACATATGATAATATTTTTATGAGAAAGATGAGAAAGAGCGTATATGATATAAGTAGACTTCTTAGACTTATAGGGAATTCTATTCCGAAAGATGACAAAGTATTTAGTCCAGAAGAGATTGTAAACTCTGTTATAGAAAAAGATAAAATGAAAGAATTTACAAGAGGTAATATTTATACTTACATGAAACATCTTTCAGACATTGGATACCTGGCAAAAATTGGACATGGAAAATATCTTCCACTAAGGAAAATTTCCATTACAGAAAGAAAACTTAAAAATACAGTTGATGAAATCTTTACACAAAAACATAAAATTATCTCATATACACTTCTTTCAAATATCATTCCTAAAATAGAAAAAATTATTATAAAGAAGAAAGAAGACAGGGAGAAATCATCTTATCTTTTTGTATCTTCTATGGACAGATATCTCATTTACTCTTTGGAAGATAGGAAGATTATAAAGAGAGCAGATATAAAAGACTTGCATATTCTTGAATTTGGAAATTTTATAGAAAGACTTTGGTTAAATTTAAAAATAGAAATTAGTTATGATGACAAAAATAATAAGTGGATTTCCAGGAGTTGGAAAATCACATCTTGGAAAGAGATCAGATAATGAGGTTAAAGTCCTTGATCTTGAAAGTAGTGATTTTAAAGGAGAAAATAGATGGGAAGATTATAAAAATGAAATTAAAAATCAAATAGGAAAAGTAGATGTTCTCTTTGTCTCTTCACACAAGGAGACTAGAAAGATTCTTTCAGAACTTGGAATTAGATTCTATCTTGTTTATCCAGATAGAAATCTTAAAGATGAGTACCTTAGAAGATACAGAGAAAGAGGATCTACTGAGGAGTTTATTGATATGATGGATAAAAATTTTGATCTTTTTATAGATTCTATAGAGAATGAAGAAGTAAGATGTGCAAAGATTAAACTTACTGGAGAAGATGAATACTTGGATTCTTTCTTAAATTTTATGAACTTTTTAGATGTACTTAAAGAAAATGAAAAATAAAGATTTTTATTCTGTAAATCTTAGAGAACTTGCAGAAATTTATAAAGATAACAAGAGAACACTTTCTGCTATAAGAAGTCTTGATGGTGGAGATCCTTTGCATCTTCGAAAAATAGAAGATGAGAATAAAGAGATTCTTGAAGCATTTAACACAAGAAAGCAGACAAGAATGACTCAACTAAGTGAGCAAATTACTCTTGTGCAAATGGAACTTTCTAAAATAGAAAAACTCTCGCTTGATAATCTTTTTGAATATTATCCATGATACTTAGACCTTACCAAGAAATAGACCTCAAAAATATAGTTTCTCTCCTTGAATCTGGAGAGAAACTTGTATATAGACTCGATACAGGAGGTGGAAAGACTATTGTTCTTACCCATGTTATAAAAGACCATATTGAAAAAGGAGGTAGAGTTCTTGTTCTTGCACATAGAGAAAGACTCCTTTCACAAATGAAAGATAAACTCTTAAGCATAGGCATAAACTCTAAAATTCTTATGAAAAATGAGGAAATAGAAGAAAATGATAAAGTTTTACTTTCTACTATGCAGAGTGCTTCTGTGGACAAAAGACTTGAAAAACTTTCCGATTTTTCTCCTACTCTTGTTGTTATAGATGAATGCCACAGATCTGTATCAAATTCTTACAAGAAGATATTAAATGTTTTACTTACAGATAAATGTTCACTTCTTGGAGTAACTGCTACACCAAATAGACTGGATGGGACATCTCTTTCAGACATTTATTCGTTCTTACTTGAAAGTAGTATTTCAAGAGAAGAACTAATTAGGCAGGGTTATCTTCTTGATGTAGATTATCTTTCTTCTCCACCTGTCGATTACTCTTCTGTAAAGAAAAATAAAAATGGAGAATTTTTGCTTACAGGACTCGAAGATAAAATTGATACAGAAAGTAATACAGAGAAAATTATTAAATCTTTTAAAAAGTATGGAGAAAATAAGAGTACTATTGTATTTGCTATAAGTATAAAACATGCAAAGAATTTAAAAGAAGCATTTATAAAAAATGGATACACAGCTGAAGTTCTTTCTATAGAAGTTAAAGAAGATGAAAGACAGAGAATTCTTTCGGAGTTTTCAAAAAGCATTCAAATTCTTATCTGTGTAGAAATTCTTACAGAGGGCGTAGATCTTCCAGAATGTGAATGTGTACTACTTTGTAGACCTACCCAATCTCTTGCCTTATATCTTCAAATGGTAGGTCGTGCACTTAGACCAAATGGAAAAATGGAAAAAGCAAGGATTCTTGATCCAGTTGGAATGCTACACCTACATGGACATCCAAATGATAGACAGAAATGGTCGCTTTATGGTCAAGTTGTACCCCGAAATATTCCAAAGATTGTAATTGGAGATAAGGAGTACAAGAGAGGTGTAGAACTTGAGTGTTCTCCTGTAGAAAATGTGTCCTCTGATGAGTATTTCTCAGAGAGCAAAGAGATACTTTCTGCACTTTCTGACTCTACTGTAAGGGTTAAAGGTGCTACTATTATAGAAATTACAAAGAAGATACTTTCGGATGCACAGGTAAATGATTTTGAAATTGATTTTTACCTTACAAATAGTACAAGATGTTACTTAAAATCAAAAACACTTGGAAATTTCTATATAGAACTTGCGAAAGGAGTACTTCCAAATGTAATATCTTATCCAGAGATGATGGAAAATATACAGGAGTGTATAACTTCTATGGAGAGATATGTAGTTATAGGTAGAATTTCAGAAGTTATTTTAAGAAATAGACTTGAGTATGCAAGTTTTGTAAGTCATCAAAGTACAGAAGTAGATGATAGAGAACTTTCAAAAGGAATAGCATGGCTAAGAGAATCACTTACAGATGAACTTGAATCTTATATTTCATCTCTTCTTTCTGTTTATAAGAAAGTAAAAGTAAGTGTTCATGGAGAAAATTTAAGTATAAGCAGATTTGTTCCTATAAGTTACAGAGAAAATGTAAGTACTTGGTCATTTATTCTTACAGGGAGTAAATTACTTAAAAAGAGTATGGTTACTATCGTAAATGAAAATCTTGATCAAAAGATTCCTATGAATATGTACAAAGAAGAACTTCTTGAAATCTTTTTAAAACTTGGAAAAACTATCTCTTTCCACCTTGTAGATAAGTAGATAAAGTTTTTAAAACCTTTAAAAAGATGACTTGTGAAGAACTTCAATGCTTAGCAGAAAAAGAACAAAAAATTTCTCCACCATATAAAATTCTTTTACATGAAGATGAAAATGTGGTGGAAGTCTCTTTTTTATCAGTATGTGATAAACTTCTCTGTAAGTATCAATACTTTAAGAAAAGAGAGAATATAAAAATTACAAGAAATGAGAAGAACTCTAAATGAGAATACAATCATTCTTTCAAAAAAGAAATATAAAGAAATAATAAGTAGAGTGCTTGAGCAGAGTACCTCAGACATAGGTGTTTTCCTTTCAGATGAAATCTTTGAAATTGCTCAGAAGCAGATAAAAATTAAATGGAAAAGTACCCATGTGGTACTCGTAGGTAGCGTAGGTACAGGAGTAGTCTCTTCTACACTTAAAGCAGGAGAACCTATTTTAATATCTAAGCTCTATAAAGAAGTTGGGAGAATATACAGAGAAACACTCGACAAATATACTTTAAGTCTTTATGCTCCAATTTCTAAACTTGAAATAGAAAGACTTGAACTTTTAAGGATTCTTATGGGTAGCAGTACTCTTGAACTTATGAGTGATATTCAACTTATTGGTGTTCCTTTGGAAGTTGATACAACATCACTTAGAGACTATGTTCTTGAAAGAAATAGAATTGGTACAGTTGTCCAAAGTCTAATATCTAAAGGTTTTATAAGAAAGCATAAAAATCTTAAATATTCAATTACTGCAAATGGATATAAATACTACATTTTAAAGAAGCATCATCTTACTACTGTAATGCCTCCAACTTCTTCATTTCTTACACCTACTGTAATTTCTTCTATATCTTCGGTAGTTAAAGCATCTATTTCATCTACCATAAAGAAGATGGGTATGGAAATGGAATTTTCAGAAATTGTAGAGTATAAAGATAAAATAGAACTTAAAATTTTCATATCTCCCACAGATATAACAGGTGGAGAGGTCTTTTGGAGAGGTAAATGGTATAGAATTCTTGGAGAACTTGAAGGTAGAGCAGTTCTTCAAGGTAAGAAGAATATGGAACACTTAACACTCAGTCTTTCTACTATAAAAAGACTTGATATAAAAAAGAGAGGAGATCAATAGTAAGATCTCCTCTCTCAAATTTAATAAATTATAAAACATGAAAAATTCAAAGGTCTTTGATTTCTGGATAAGTAAACATAAATTTAATATCCAGAGTTTCCCAATTTACTTTTGGTCTGTTATCTATTTGTAAGCATGGTGCTGTTTTATCATACTTTGAAGCAAGATAAAGGAACAAACTAAGTGGGTGGACTTTAAAATCTACAAAAATATCTTCGAGAAAATTAAAACTTCTACTTCTCTTTGACATATCAAGTGTCCACCTTTCAGAAAGTATACCACCAAAGCCAGAAGTTTCAAAGTCCCAATCCTCAAGACTACCACCATATCTTCTTTCAAATTCTGCATCTGGGATAACACATATAATATCTATATCTCTTGGATTTTCTTTATCTGGATTCATTTGTGAACCCACAAGGAAGCAGTAGCCATTGTAATATTGAGAAAGTCTATGACAGACAAACCTAAGTGGATGCATTCTTTCTATTGGAAATTTAAGTTTTCTATTCATTTCAAAAATCATATTTAAATTTTACCACCCTCTTTCTATTTTAAGAATTGTTTTTATTTCTCTTTCTTCACTTCTGTAAATGTAAGTAGAGTAATTATATTCCATTCTTACACTTATATCATCTTCATGTGCATAAGTGTATTTTACTTTTCTCCCTGTTGGACTTTCAATGATTATCTCTTTTGGAATAGATTCAAGAATAAATCCTGTTTTATGAAGTAAATCGTAGTATGTTATTTTGATTTCATTTTCTTTCTTATCAAAGTCTTTACTTTTTATTTTATATTCTACACTTTTTATATTCTTGTCAACTTGAATATCATCAGAAAGTATAATACCAACACTTGTTCTTATAATGTCATAATATCCTTGTCTATGTCTTTTACTTTCAAATCTTACAGTTTGATATTTTATCTTTCCCTCTTTATCTTTAATTTTAAGTTTTCTGAAAACCTGTAAATCATGTTTTACATAGACTTTCTTCATAGATCCATATTTTCCTATCATAAGTTTAAAATATTTTTATATGTAATTTGGTTTTTCTATTTTCAGAACTGTAATAGGCAAGTTTATTTTTATGATTTTCGTAGGTATAAATCTCATATCCTCCTGTTTTTGTATTTACAAGAGTAATCTTCTTGGGTAAAGTGTCTACTTCTTTTATATCTAAATTTATCCAATCTACAGAAAATGTACCTTTTGAAAATGAAATATGCTTATTTGGAAGATAAAGAGTAATTTCTTTTTCTTCTATATCAAGGTAAATTCCTGTAACAGAAGATCCACTGCTAATTATTTTAGTATGTAAATTAGAAAAGTGAGTAGAAGAATTTACCACATATTCTTTTGTAGTATGTCCAAAATGATTTTTAATATTAAGTAAGTACCGTAGTTTTGCCATTTTATTTTTTAATTTTATACAGAAAGGAGGTCAACTGTTGCACAAGAAGACCTCCTCTGGATAAAAATAATAAAAACTATAAAGAATGAAAGGATTCCTATGGTTCTACTTTATTTGATTTAGAATGAACTTCTTCAAGAATATCTGCGTACTGTACATTTTCTCTTTCAAGAAGTTCAAAAATATTATCTCCAAGTATTTTGTAAAGTTCTTCTCCGTACTCTTCTATATTGTTTGCTTCTGAAATGAAATCCATACCAAAGCAAACTTCTATAACTGGGTAACTTATTATTTTCTTTATTTTATCTTCCATTAATTTATAAGTTTTTCATAAAGAGAATCAAAAAGGATATCTCTTAGATTTACAATTCCATTTTTAGTATCTGTAAGTATGGTAGAGTTTTCAAATACCTTTATAACATCTGATTTTTCAAGTGTAGGATTTTCCATTGTACTGTACTTCAAAAGAATATCTTTTATGTCAGAAAGAGTAGGTAAGTAAGTTTTAACTTCATATGGTATTTCTTTTACAGAGTAAATTTCACATGGACAAAAGTTTCTACCTCCTATAAAATATTCGCCTTTTTCATCAATTTCTCCTATTGTCCAGTGTACTACATTTTCCATTATGAGGAACATATATCTACCTGCTTTCATATGTTTTTAAGTTTAAATTTTAAAAAGAATCCATCACTTATAAAAATATAAAGAAAATCTACTTCTTGAAGTGTATAATCTTCAATAGGATTATCCAAGAATGCAGTTTTAAATTCTTTTGGAGAGTCTACTTTTTCTACAACCTCTACAAGAGTATCCATGTCTATGTTATATTTGCATTCTATTTTATATCTAATTGCTATATTTAAATACTTTGAAAGAATTTCATGATTGTAGAGAGGAAAAAGTTTTTCATCTACCTGTGCTTCCTCTATCATTTTTACTGTCTTCTTTGGAGTCTTTACAACTTCCATTTTCTGTTTTGTCCCTACTATAATAAGAGATTCTCCAACTTCTCCAATGATAGTCCCATCTATAATATCAGTCCGGGTTCTGATTAGTCTTCTTTCTATTTTTCTCATCTTCTTTCATTATTTTATCTTCAAGTTCTGCAATCCAATAACTGGATTTTCTCTTTATTTTTATATCTCCATTTTCTGCTTTAAGTACAACATGAGTCTTTGTGATATCCATAGAAGACAAGGAGATACCATGTCTTTCACACAGGAATCTAAGAGCAGGTACAAGTCCCTCTTCTGTATCAAAAACCAAAGGAGATACCTTTTCTTTCATTTTTAAAAGATAACTTTCATGTGCATACTTAAGATCTTTGGAAAGTCTAAATTTTTTAACTGATTTTAAACAGAATGAAATGAAATCTGGTTCTTTCTCAAAGACCTCTTGCAAAGTATGTTCCCTGTGTCTTCTTGAAAATCCAAGTTTTTCATTAATATCATCGTAAAGTTTCATAAAAAGTTTTGATTTTGTTTATTTCTTTTTTACAAGTGCAAGTGCTGACTTATTTACAAGTATACTGTCTTTAGAAAGTGGAACATCCAGGTGGATACCCTCAGCAGATGTACATCTTGAAAGAGCAACATAAACCTGTCCATCTGCAAAAAATCCAGTACCTGTCTGTATATTAAGTTCACTAAATGTAAGTCCTTGACTTTTATGAATAGAAATTCCATATGCAAGTGAAAGTGGATATTGGATCATAATAGCAGTAATAATAGACACAATCTTTCCCTCAGTATATGTATATGACCTAAGTTCAAAATCGACAGTAGAAATAGGAACTACCCCAGTGTCATCATCAAGGTCTACATATATAGTCCCATCTTTTATTTTTACAATAGTCCCAATTGATCCATTTGAGTAACCATCTCCATTCTTTCTTATCATAACTTTACAACCAAGTTTGTACTTGAATTTATAATCAACTGGGAAAGCACTCCATTCGATTTTATCTCCTGTAATGTTATTAATCTTTCCAAGATGTTCAAAGAGTGGAGAATCTATATTTTCAAGTGCCACTGTGTTTATTCGTTCGGCTGTTGCATTTGTGGTACAGAGAGTAATAGCCTGAGGATTTGGAGGAGATACAATAATACTATTTAATTCTGAAAGTTCTTCAGAAGTAATTTCTCCTGTTCTGATTTTATCTAGCCAGAGAGCAAACTTGCTATCTTCTGCTTGTCTATATTTCTTTGTAAATTGAACAAGTTTAAACTTCCCTGCTTTAAATCCAGGAGTGTTCCAAAACCAATCTCCTCCAAATGTATGTTTAAGATAGAGTTTTTCTTCTATAGTTGCTACAACTGGGGCAAGTTGAAGAACATCTCCAAGAAAGACCATTTGTTTACCTCCAAAAGGTTCAAAGTTCTCTGTGTTATATTTAAGAAAGAGATCAATGTAGTTCAGTACATCACTTCTACACATACTGATTTCATCTACTACTATGATATCAACTTCTTTAAAAATTTTAGCCTCTTCTTCTTTAAGAACTTTTACAGAGTTTGCAGAAAGTTCTCCACCTATTGGAATTTTAAAGTAAGAATGCAGGGTTTGTGCACTTCCTGTACGCTGTGCCATATTTATACTGGCTATCCCAGTAGGTGCAAGATAGACAACTTTCTTTCCCTGGCTTTCAAATTTCTTATTCATATAATAGAGAAAGGTACTTTTCCCAGTCCCTGCTACTCCAAGAATAAGAAGATTGTGTCCAGCATCGATTCCTTTCTCTGCAAGTAAGAATTTTTCATTTATTTGGATTTCCATTTCCATTTTTTATAAGTTTTTAAGTATTTTTATCCTTTAAGAAGTGATTTTAAATAATGTATATCTTGTTCAAGATCGATTACCATGTACTTGGCTTTTCTACGCTGTTCAAATCTTTCAGAAACAAGTTTTCTATTAATTCCATCTCTTTCTGATGTATAAATCATATCATTCTCTGTGCGAATATGTTTTGTAATGTCATACTTGATATAATCTCCATCCATAGTTAAGATGGTTTTCCTATCTTCCATAAGTCTACCTACCATTGTATCCACTCCCATATTGAAAGATAGCATAATAGATGGATATTGGGATTCATAATCGGCAATCAGAATATTTTTATGTTTTCCAACTTCTGGTTCAAGTACAAATGCTCCCTCATATTTGTCATAAACATTGTCATTCTTGGAAAGTATAACTACTTTATTTTCCTCAAGAAATAGTCTAATCATGTCATTCTGCACCATTCTTGTCATATAAACGCAACTGGCAAGTTCTGTCCATGTAATCTTTGAAAGATTGAGCAGGAGCTGTAAGGTATTAAGTTTTCTATGAATGAGCATTACAAGAATAGTATCTATGGCATTATAGACAACATAACTTTCAAAGTCATTAGAGTAGAGATCATCAAGTGAACCCAGGTAATCGAGTTTCTTTACTCCCAGAACCTGCGAACCTACATCTCCGAGATTTAGAGAGGTCTTAAATTTTACACTTCTATCATAAAGCGAGTAAATTTCCATATAGTCAAAAATGAATCTATGCACAGGAAGTTCTGCTGTATGTACAATTTCTTTGTTATACTTATCAGAGATTGATACAGATGTAAATCTTTTGGTAGGACTTATAGGTTTGTAATCTATGTTAAGTCTTTTCATTCGATTGATAATATATTGCCAGTCAAACTTTATAAAGTTCCATCCAGTAATACAGGGCATCTGCTTACAGAGTTCAACAAGTGCTTTAAGCATAGATACCTCATTTGGATAGTACAGGTACTTAAATTTTACATCTGGAAGTAGATGTTCTGGTATATCTCGAAAGTGATCTTTTATTCTCTTTTCTATACTTTCAAGTTGGGCAGGAGAAAGTACCTTTGTACCCATTACATATGATGTATTTGTAGGAGAAAAGATAGCCACTGTAGTTATAGAAGTTAAAGCCAGTTCGGCTGATGGAAATGTACCATCTGCATTTGCAGATACTTCTATATCCAGAGAATACATTGCTGGAACATTTGAATTGTAGATAGCATCTGTGGTTGACTTTGGGAGTTTAGACATAAGTTCTATTATCCTTGTAAGAGAAAGTCTACCTCTACCTCCTGTCTTTCTTACAGGAAGTCCAGTATGTGATTTCTTTTCTCTTGATACAAATGGATCATCTGAGTCACAGATAGCCCACTCAAAATTTTCTCTCTGAGGAATCTGTATCTTTTTAAGGAGAATTTTTCCAGAAGCATCATATGTTGACACTACAAGAGTATCTCCTTGTTGGTCTATATTGATCATACTTTTAATTCATGTTTAATTCTACAATAAGTTTCTGTCTATAAGAAAGTTTTATAGCATCCACAAAGTAAGAGATACCATTTTTATAAATGTAGTATAGAACTTTGGCAAAAAGAAGAGATTTGAGTTCATAAGTTCTATCATCTTCTCCAGGATAAAGATAATTTATTATATGTGAAAAAGAGATAGCAAGTTGATCTGGACAAACTTCATCAATTTTGCTTATATCATTATTTTTACCATCTACATAGATGGCAGACATAAGTATGGCAAGTTCTTCTATATTTTTAAATATTTCTGCTTCATCTTCTTTCTCAAAGACACCGAACATAAACATCATTTTGTCCTCTATATGAGACATTCTCTTTCTTATAGTTTCAAAATCTTTATGCATTGCTCTGTGTGTTTAATCCTTGTTCAAGTACATTAATTGTTTCTACAAATAGATTAAATCCATTTAGGTAAGTATAGTAGATTATCGTAGCAAATGTAGAACTTTTGATAAGATCAGAGTCAGGGGTAGAACTGTCGATATCTTCTTCAAGAACTTGAGACATTGCTATTATGATATCTTCAATAAGCAAATCTTTGTAAGTTGGAAACATCATCATAAATCTTGAACATAAATGTAAGATAAGTCCCTCAATGTCATCAAATAGTTTTTCTTCATCAAGTGTAGAGAGATTTTCTACTACTCTCATGCAATGTTCTCTCATTATATCTGATTTTGAAAGTATTTTTTCAAAATCCTTATGCATTTCTTTCATAAAAGTTTTTATTTAAATTTTTATCTATAAATGTTATACTTCTCTAATGCCCATCGTTTCAAGGTTTTATAAATATGAGAGGCTTACAAAAGAATGTAAGCCTCCCACTTGTTGTACTCCGTAAATAAACATTAAAGATTTAAAGATCATCAAGATCATCAAGACTAATGTCTGAGAAATCACTATCAGAAGTACTTGTTTCTGTTACAACAGATTGCATAGAACTCTCTGCTACAGAATCAAATGACATTTCTTCAACTTCAATATTTTCAGCATCACTTTCCAAATTGTAATCTTCTGTTTTAGTTGTGGCTACACCAGTAGAATTTGAAAAGTAAGGCTTTCCATATGCTTGTTGATAGATTGAATTGAAAAGTTTTGGATCATCTATAAGAGATTTAACAATCTCAATATATTGTTCCTCTTGTTGAGGTGTCCAGGGTTGATATTTTACTTTATCCAGGTCTGGAGCAGTACTTAAGTAATCAAGGATTTTCTTCTTGTTCTCTGGTGTAGGGTCTTCAAGAACTTCTCCATTTATAGAAATACCACTTCTATCATCAAGGAAGTATGAACTTTCATAAGAAGTAATATTTCCTGTATCAGTCGGTTTCTCTTGCATAATAAGTGCAAAATTCTTACCTTTGAAAACATCTTGAACAATGCAGGATTTCTTACCTATAGAAAGATTCTCTTCAAGTTGATGATCAATTTTCTCCTTGATTTGTTTAGAGAATCTCATAATAAGAATCTTACCCTCAAGTTCTGGTTGATGTTCATCTTTAATCACTTGTACAAGTGCCCAGTAGTAGAATCTTCTTGTAAAATGTCTACCAACTGCCTTATAAATCGGATTTGTAAGTTTGTTAAGAGTCATTTTAGCAACACTCATAATGTTGTTGTTATTCCCTGCATTACTTGGACAATCTACTTGGATTCTGGCATTTGGATTCTTAGGATCTGGAAGAAAGTAAATGTATTTTCCAATAATATTACCTCCAACTGGATCTTTTGGATTAGGTAAAAATCTGATAATAGAAGAATATTTTTTATTCTTCTTTGCAAGTTCCCCAGTTAGTCCTACTTGATAAAAATCTGGATCTTTTTGAAATTCGCCAGATGAACCATGTTCACCTGCTACTACAAAATTTTCTTCTTTAAGGTCGAAGATTGAGTTTACATTTTCTGACATGTTTTAAATATTTAATGTTTACAAAAATAATACCCTTTGAGAAGTGGAAATGTTTCAAAAACAGACTTCCAAAGTCATTACAACTTTGGAAGTTTAGGTGTTTTTGGAAGTTTAGGAGAAGAAAGAGAAGAGTAGTTCGGCATTTTTGAATACTGTTGTTTCTCTTGCTCTTTCTGTTTCTTTTCTTTCTGTTTTTCCATTTGTATCCAAGTATCGATAAGATCTTTATATTCAAAGTATCTCATTTTGGAAATAGAATCTGGAGGTATGCTCTTATGCAGGATCAGATACTGAATGCATTGAGCGAGATTTCCTAAGTTTATCGAAAATATTCGACAGATTGAAGAGTCCCTTGTACCCTCCTCGAAAGTTGATCGGTACTCGTACCTGTAAGGCACTTTCCCCCTCTCCAAAGTTTACAAGAATAGTATTCTTAATTCCAAGATTGATCTTTTCTTTTACTTCTGAAATAAGCATATGTTCATCATAGGTAAAAGATTGATATTTTTCATAAAGTGAAGAAATATATTTGTCCTTATCATCAAGAAGTCTCCAATCTTTAATCATAAATTGGACAGTTTTGATGAAGTTTTCATTTATGAATCCTTCTCCTTTCTCTTTCTTTTCAGCCTGTCTACGAACATATTCTCCAATATACTCAGTTACACCTATTGTAGGAACATATAGTTTAATAGGTGCAGAGAAACTTTCATCCTGAAAGACAAATCCTCTTTCTTCTTCATCATAGAAAGCCATGATATCTTCATCAATAGAATGATAATCAAAAGAGTCATTGTTTATTTCAATTTCTACGACAGCCCCAGTTTTTGGATTGGTAACAGATTGAGTAAGTTTAACTTCTCTCTGTTGTGCTTTCATTGTAATATCTCTAAGAGCAAAGATATAGAAGATTTTGTCTATAACAGAGATATCTTTATAACTACCAGCCTTTCCATTTACCTGTACTTTTATACCTCTACTTAGAATGAAATTGATTTTTTCATCTATATCAAGGATAGAAGATTCATTCATTTCTGAGTAGTATTTCATTTCTTCTACATTTAAACTTCTAATAGAAGAAATGAAAGATTTAGGACAAAATAGACCTTTACTTGGTAGTTTGGACTCAGAATCCAAGACTGTATATCCAAATCCAAGAGATCCAAGTTTAGGCTCTGGGGATGTATTTTCTTGAATTTCTTTTGAAGAAGTAGGCTCTTGTACCTCTCCATCAAGGAGAGCATCTCTTCCTGTATTTTCTGTATTTTCTGACATAAGATTTTAATTTTTTATAAGGTTTTTAATTCATTCCCTCAACTGAACTTAGTTCAAGGAACTTTGTAAAATAATAATTTAAGATTTCTACAAAGACATTTGCTTCATCTGTTGGATTTTCATCTCTATCTACACACGCTATTTCAAGTTCAGATTTTAATTGTACTGTCATTGTAGTTGAAGAAATCTCCTCTCCTTTCTTTGAAGCGAATACAAGAAGCGAATCTGTTACAGCATCAAGCATTCTTATCTTCAAATTTTTAAGTGAGACTTCTTCTGGATTAGTAACTTCCTGAGACATGTAGTCTTCAAGTAGTTCTGCTTTTAGTCTTTTAAGTGTATCTGTTACCATGTATTAAAAAGATTTTTTAAATATTAAATATACCACCATCTTTTGAATTTATATCAGAAAAGTTTATCTTGTTTCCATTTCTTGTAGGAACTGGATGGCAAGTGTTAAAATACTTGGCATATGCATTTCTGATTATACTTGTTACCATATTGAAAGATGGTGGACTCGGTTCAAATTCAAGATCTACTTCTTGAAGTCCTAAATGAGTTTTTAAGAGATTTTCATCTATTCCAAGAACTTTCATATGCATAAGTATAGGACTCTCTGTTCTATGACTTATGTTCATAATGTTCATTTTCATAGTCACTTTATGTAAGGAAAGTTCAAGATAACTTTCATGTCCCTCTCTCATTACTTCAAGTAAAAAATCAAGACTTTTATTAATTGTATCTCCAATTTCAAATTCTCTTTCTTTTTGAACTTTTTCTACTGCTGTATATTCAAAAATTTTATCATCTACCTGGAGAATAATAGTATCTCCTGGCATAAAATTTCTTGCAAATTTAAGCTGTATAAGTGGACAATCTTTAAAATTCTTAATACCATATTGAAGAATATCGGCTACTGCAAGTCCAATAGCATCTTCTTTATCCTGCGTGTAATTGAATCTATAAAGTTTACTCACTTCATTACAGTGTAAATATATCAGATCAATGAGTCTCTGAGTAAATTTACCATGTCTCTTGGCATCAATCATTAGATTATGATATTCTTCTTTTTCAATATAATTTGCCATATGAAAGAAAAAGGTTTTAGATTATATCTTCATCTATTGAAAGTCCACAAGTAGTAGTGATTACAACTTTAAATCCAGAAACTGCATTCTTGATTACACTTTTATTTACAGAGAATGGTTCTATAATTTTAGCCTCTCTAAGAGAGCAAAGTTCTCCTGTAAGTACATTGTAACCTGTTTCAAGATCAGAAGTATAACCTTGTTCAAAATGTGAAATGTCTTCTCCCTCTCCTACATTTGTACGGATAAGAATTTCAAGCATTTTTCTAAGTGCACCTTGAAGAGTTTTTATAGCAATTTTTCCACTTGGAGTAGTGCAGGTGTCCATCATTTCATCAAGTTTATCTGCTGAAAGAACATAACTTTTACATGCACCATAGAGATATCCTCCTGTAATTGCTACTTTTGTACTTTCTATTGCATCATCTATTCTATCTCTAAGTTGAGTCATTTCAGCCTCACTATTTGCATGTAAGTAAAGAATAGAAGCACCACCTGTAAGGAATGAAAGTCTTTGAGAATATGCTTCTCTCAGAACTTCAGTCTCTGCATATTCTTTTGCCTCTTTAAGGGAAGTAATAAGAGTTTCAAATTCTTTTGTGGGTTTTTCATATGTAAGAGTAGTGTAATTTCTTTGGATAGTAATATTTTCTATTGTACCCAAGTTCTCTACTTTATCAAAGTCAGATAGTTTAATATCCAAATCTTTATCTCCAAGAGTTGCTCCTGTAATAGTTGCAATATCTGAGGCAATAGTCGATTTGTCTACTCCATACTTAGGAATTTTAATTACACAAACTTGAAGTCCATTTTCTTGCTTATTCTTTATAAGGTCTACAAGAACAGCAGGTGCAATGTCTGAGCAAAAAATTACAAGTGGTAGATTTTCAAGTAGACAATATTGTGTTACATTCTTGATTTCTCTAAGTGTACTGATTTTATGATTAGTTACAAAGATTTTTGGATTTTCAAATTCTATCTTTCTCCCAGAAGACATTTCTGTAAAATGTAAGGAAGCAAATCCAGATGGAATTTTTACTCCTGTTATTCCTGTAAAGTAAGATTCTCCAGTTGTACTTTCTTTAATATCTATAACTCCCTGTGCACCTACTTTATGAAGAAGACTACCTATAAGTCCACCTATTACAGAGTCATTATTGGCAGATATAGTAGCAATAGATTTAAGTTCTTCTTCAGAAGTTACATCAAGTTTAATATTTTCAAGATACTTAATAATGAAATCTGTGGCTTCAGAAAGAGTATTTAAAAATTCTCTTTTGTTAGTACTTAAATCTTGTGTACAGATTCTGTATGCTTCTATAAGAGATTGAAGAAGTATACTTACAGAAGTTGTACCATCTCCACTTTCTACCATTGTCTTATTACAGATATCTTTAACTATCTGACTGCCCATATTTTCTACAGGATCTGAAAGGAATATAGATTTTGCAACTGTTACACCATCTTTTGTAATATGTGGAAGAAAGTTGCCTCTATCTATAATTACATTATCTCCATTTGGTGCATATGTCTTTGCAATTGCTGTGCAGGTTTTCTTAATTCCAGAAAGAAATCTTTCATGGAAGTCATCATCAAGGTGTATCGATACTGATGTTCTCATATATTTAAAAAATTAGTATATTAAAGGTTTATTTTAGCGATTACAGTTTCTGGAGAGATTACAACATATTCTTCATCTTCGTAGGATACAGAAGTTTCTCCATATTTGTCAAAGATGACAAAATCTCCAGGCTCAAGTTCTTCTACTTTATCTCCAATAGAAAGTATTGTCCCTGTTGATTTTTTAATAAGTGAAGAATCAGATAGCATAAGTTCTCCCATGTGAGTATCAGATTCCCATCTTTTTACAAGTATTCTCTTTCCAAGTGGAAAAATCTCTCCTGCTTTCACTTTTCCTATTAAAGAAGAAAAATCTACACAAATGTATTCTTTGTCATCTACTGTAATAACTGTGATTTTTGTAGAGTCAAGAATAACAAGATCTCCAATTTCTATAAAATGGGGACAGGATTTTCCAACTTGAAGAACTGTACCTGAACTTCTTGGTGCACTTGATGAAGCACTAAGTGAAAGTTCTCCAATTGATGTATCATTTTCTGATCTTTCTATAAGTACCATGTTTCCCAATACTTCTATGTTCGATATTTCAATGTCCATTATTTCTTTGTTTTTGATATATATAGCATTTAAAAATTTAAAATCTTATGGAAGTACTAAAAAGACTTAGAAAATTAGAATCTGAAATCCAGGGTACTCCATATGTAAAAGATTTATCAGAAAATGCAAATGAAAATTTCCAAGCGAATAAAAATACAATTATTAAAGCAATAAGAAATAGAGAAATTCTTGGAATCTATTATGAAGATACAAGTAATACTGGGAAAGTTCTTGCTGGTTTTAGACTTGTAGAACCATATGCATATGGTAGAGGTTACTCTGGAAGTGAAAGACATAAAGATGATGAATATCTTAGAGTTTTTGTAATAGCAGATACAAGATATTACAAAGGAGGTAAGAAGTTCTCCATGAGAAGAAGAAGTGTATCGAAAAGTGATAAGAGAGGTGGATGGAGACTTATGAGAGTTGATAGAATTAGAGATGTCTATTCTACCAAAAAGAAATTCAGTACTAAAAGAGAAGAATATAATCCTGCTGACAAACTTATTGTAAATATCATAGTAAGTGCAGAGCCTAATGCAGGAAGATTTTAAAACAGATAAAAATTTATGATTAGGATACCTGCTCCTGTAAAAAGTATACCGATTATTTCTCCAGAGTGGGGAAAACCTATAGAAACTGCAATGAATGACAGTTCCACAGCATGGTCTACTACGGTTACTATTGGAGACACTAAATATCTTCTTGGAGGATTTTCAAGTAAAGAAGATATACAGAGATATAAGAAAATGGCAACTACCCTCTATCATGTTCAAGTTACAACAGAAGAGGGAACAGTGACAGATAGCAAAAGTTTTACAGGACTTGCTGATGCAGAGAAGTATTACTCTAAACTACAAAAAGCAGAACTTAAAAGAATAGAAGATCTGAATAGTCAAATGCTTGAGGATTCAACTGCTAAACTTGAAAAACTTATGCAAGTTGAAGAAATTACAAGACAGGATCTTCTTGAAAATCCAGAAGAAGTAGATGTTCTGGCTATCAAACTTCAACACAGAAGCACTTTTGAGGCTAAGAAAGTTGCTTTTACTACTAAGGCAAAAGTATTTTTACATAAAGCCAGTACATTTCTTTTAAGTGGTAAGAAGATACCTCTTGAAGATCATTATCTAAAAGATAAACTCGAACTGGATAGTGATAGACTTTCTAATATCTTTATGCAACTTGATACAGTGAATAGAGCCATATACAACATTTCTGAAGATATGGAAGTAAGTGGTGGCAATTTTTCAAGTAAGCAATATGAAGCACTTGCTCAACTTATAAGACTCAGTATGGATATTACAAAATATCAAAATGAGATTACAAAAGAAATCAGAAGTTATATCTTGGAAATTAAAGATTCACTTGATGATGATACAGAAACTATAGAGTATGAAGAAGTGAAGACAGCAACAGGAGGTCTGGCTACCAGAGATAGAATGCAACTTCTTCATGAACTTAATCTGCACCTTAAAAATAACTCTGAACTTATACCGATGAGCAGTAATCCCAAACTTCAAGATGAGAATGATCCTACACTGGGTAATGCTGTAGAACTTGTAGATAACAAAAGTGAGGAAGTAGATGATGAGCAGGTAGAAAATCCACTTGAAAGTTTCTATTAAAAACTGACATTTTTATAAATACCCAAAGAGAAAGCGTTTCTAAAGTACATATTCAAAAATTTTTAAATATTATGGATAACCACTTAGAAACGCTTCTTCTATATCCAGGCTCTGAGTACTCAGAACTTTATGGTCTCTTGCCTCGTGATATGGGTATTTTACAGAAGCATAATTTAATACTTCAAAGGAATGCAAAGATACCAGTAACGAATATACCAGAAATTTCAATTGAAGAATTTGTATCTCTTGTGCAGGATTTTCTTGATATAGATGTTATACCAGATGAAAATGTTACAAAAGATGATCTTTTAAGAATCTTACTTGGAACACAGCAAGATACAGGAATAAATCTCTTGGATACCCCAGAAGATCTCATTTATCTTTCTCCATTTGAAAGAACATCTCTGCAAGAATGTCTACTTGAAAATATAGGGGATATTCCTGCTTCTATTAGAACTAATATCTCTAAAAGAAGAGAACTCTTCAAAAACTATATGAAATCTGCAAAGATAAATCCAGAAGTCTTGAATCATATTATTAGTATAGAACTTGATAAAACAGATCTGGATATTCTTTCAAAGATGGCAGGTCTTGAGTACTCTTCAAATAAAGCAAAAGATCTTTATGATTATGTTATCAAGAATCCACTTAGTGCTACAGCAGAAGTTATTCTTGGAACATATGGAGTAAAAGGATATACAGATATCAAACTTGAAAATCTGATAAGTGAAGGAATTTATCCAAAACTTAAAGGTGGATTTATTTCTATTGTAGAGAATGCAGTATATTACAATCTGCATGGTAATTACTTTAAAAAAGAACTTTAGTATATGGATTTACAAAATAAACTTATAAATTTGCACCGTAGCATATATCAAAGGACTGATATAGAAAGCATAATAAAAGATATCACAGAACTTGGTGCACAGGTAAGCACTTTAAGTACTACACCTGAAAGACTGTATCAAATGTCATCAGGTCTACAAGTAAGATGGTACAAAAATGGTACTTGTCTTATCTACAAAGCGAGTACTGGAATGATATATGGTATAGGACTTTCAAGTATAGATAAAGTATATGTTTGGTATTGGAACACAGAAGTAGGTAATGAACTTGGAGGAATTGGAAATACAAGATTTATTCCAGTTGCAATAAATTCAAAATATCTTTCTATGATGAAGATGGCTTCTGAACTTTTACCAAGTGAAGATCTTTCAGATGACAGTATCTTATCTGTGGCAAAGAAATACTCAGAACTTCCTTGTACCATATCTGGACTTCTAATGTCAAAAGTAATACTTCCTACTGAGAAAGGATACAGAGTAAATCCAAAGTACCTATTTGAAAGAAAAATAGACAGTTTTACCAAGTATGTTACTGTAGATAATCTTCAAAACATTACTGACAGAAAAAGTATAATACTTGAAGACATCAAATATGAGAAAGAAGATGTTATACTTTTTACAAAAATAGGAAATAAAAATATAAAGGTAGTTATAGAGAATGGATTTAAGTCCATGCCTACTCCTTTGATAGTTAAAGAAACAATCGAGAAATTTTATAATTTAAAATAACCCAATAATATGTCAAACATAGAAAAACTTATAAATCTTCAAAGAAGATTTGAAAAAGATGCAAGATACTATGCAGATAAAGAAGATTATATTGGTTTTGAAAAAGTCGTAGAAGATTTCATTAATGATGCTGGAAAACACAATCCAGATATCAATATAGATGATCTTCTATCTAGATACCTTTCAAAAACAAGTAAAATAAAAGATCAGAGAGGAGCATTGCAACTAATGAACTCTGTAATATCTGATATTACTATACTAAGTAATTCTGTAAATGATTTTCATTTAAATGAAGAGAAAGAATCACTTGAAAAAATCAATGATGTGTTTGATACTTTCAAGGGAGAAGTAAATGAACTTCTTGGGGACTTCGAAGATGATATGAAAGATAACTTTGAAGATGAATTTAAGAAGTTAATGGAGAAATTAGACAGTAGATTCCATGACATTATGTCAAGTGATGACTATGTTGCTTTTGATAAAGAAGAGAAAGTAATATCTTCTATGTTCATAGACTTCTGTGATGAACTTAACACAGTAGTATCAGGATGCCTTAATGCTTTCAAGAGTAACTGCGTAAATGCTTCTAATAGATTTAAAGCAGGTATCAGAGGTGTTCGAAGCATTACAGACAGAGAGGTTGCTGAGCAAGGTATAAAAAGATTTATCGATTCTATTTTGATTATGGTTAAAAATATAGAAAGAAGTAAATCATTCAGTAAAGAATATGAGAAGAAATATAGAAGAAGTTTTGAAGAGATTATAAACAATCATATCTGGAATGGAGATATGCAATTTGCTTCTGGATCCCAGAAACTTGAAAAACATCTTAGAAATCTCTTGTTTAAAGATGATATCTTCTCTATGGGAGTAACTTCTGATATTTTAAAAAATATAGCACTTTCTGTAAATGGAGTGGATATAAGTAAGGATAAACTTCTTACAAGAGTAAAGAGCGAAGATTTAGTAAGAGAATCTAAGCAAAGACTTCTTGGTAAAGTAGAAAGATATAGAGAGTCTTATAAAGAAGTGGCTGAACACAGTATTCTGCCTATTTTCTATAACCTTAAAAATGATGCTAAAAATATAACAGATTTAAATGTTTTAAGAGATAACTTCATAAAATATACAGAGAAAGCAGAAAATGGAGGAACATACAGTAAGTTCTTGGAATCTTATAAAAAAGATATACTTTCTGCTGTCGACTCTTTCTGTAAAGATTTTACAAAGATCACAGATACAAAGATAAACTCTGAACAAAGAAATTTTGAGGGTAAAGTAAATGATATTCTTAAAGAATACTCAGATATCTTCCCACACGGAACAGAATACTACTTTGACCAGGAGATAAAAGATAAACTTTCAGATATCAAAGATCATAATACAAGTATTATAGAAGAATGCCACGAAGCATACGGAAAAGAACTTTCTGATATGGTATTCCCAGAGGTTATCCATGAAGATATTAAAAAAGAAATAGAAAATTTGATAAGCAAATTAAACAGTTTTATAAACGAAAATAATGATGACATTATCATTACAGAGCCTGTATTTGAAAGCAGACTTGATAGAAATGATATTCTAAGTATTATAAATCATGGTACAAAACCTATGAATGAGTCATCTTCTTCTGAAAGAGCAGAAAAATTTATTAAAAGGCTTATTAAAGATTTCTCTATTGAGGGTAAAGAAGAAAAATATTATCCTGGTTATCATTTTCTTGATAAAATGGAATTTGAATTTGATCAAATTGGATTTAAAATAAAAAACCGTATTGAAGATGGTAATGCTGGTATACTTCAAAGAGATATCCCTGGGCTTGTAGATATCAGTGCTGGGCTTATGGAAAGAAAATATATTGATGTAATATATGAGCGTAAAGAAGAAATTCATGAAGAAATAGACAAGGCTGTTGAAGAATATAATAAGATTTTGAATAGCAAAGATAATCTTATGAAAGGTATTGCATTCAGATCAAAATATGAAATTGATAGCCTTGTAAATGACAGTATAAATAAAGTTAAGAATGAATTTAAAAAGATAAGAACATCTTTAAGTACAGATCTTAAACAAATGTATACAGAAGATTCTACACTTGAAAATATCAAAAAATATCAAGATAGTAGAAATCATCATTTGTGGGTAGATGGAGTAGTTGAAAGAGTGGAAAAATTTATTCTTGATTTACTTAATAGAACTCTTGTATCAAAAATAAGAGAAATCTTTAATGAATTAAGTTTTGAATTTGGAATAAGTCCAGCCCAAGTTCGTGATGATATTACAAATTGGTGGCGAAAAATAGAATTTGGAAATAAACTTATCCTTAAAAAATATCTTAGAAGTGGTATGGGAGATCAATTTGATCTTTTTATAAAAAGAAAATACAGAAGACTCAAACCAAATGAAATTGGACTTAGTCAAGTTATTGAATTTGTAAAAGGCGAATATGAAGCATATTCAATGGAGTTTAACAATATGGTGGTAGAAATTTTAAATGGATATGATGTAACATATAGTAGGTATAGTAAATTTAAAGATATCAGTGATACTGCCAGAAAACTTGCCAAAGATTTCCAAAAAGAGAAGTGGGTATATCGTTCATTCTTTGTTAAGCATAGTAATATGATTGAAGAATGTATCGAAGACTTTTTATTAGCATATGAAAATGATGATTATCATGATGAAAAATGGAGTTATCCATATGATGATTGGTATAAAGACAGAAACTTTTATAGAGTTGTTGAAGTTGAATTATCAAATGCTTATTATAGATCAGTTAAAGATCATGAAGTTAGTGGAAGATTTAGATATAAAGGTTATTCAACAGTAATGGATGAGGCAGAAGGTATTTCTGAAAGCAGAAGAAATACTTTCTTTGAAGCAGAAGAAGAAGAGAAGCCTAAAATATCTAAGGAAGAAAAAGAGAAGCTAAAAGCACAACTCGATAACTTCTTTGCAGATAAGAAAGAGGCTAAGGCAACTGAACTTAAAAAATCTATCGCAGACAGAGATAAAGCAATAGAAGATGTTATCCTTAAATATTCTACTGAAAAAGAGAAGATACAAAGAGAATATTCTAAAAACATCCAGGCTGCAAAATCTGAGGCTGAGGCAAATAAGCTTAGAGCAGAAAGAGATGAGGAACTTCAGAGACTTTCTCTTGAAAAGGCTACTTCTATAGAAGATCTTAAAGAAAGACAGAAAAAGGAGGAGGCTTCTATTAGAGAGAAATATCAAACCCTCTTTGATAAGAAACTTGAAGAATATAAAGATTCTCTTGGAGATGCCATCGGTGACTTTGCTAAAGACATTGAAAGAGGTATCGAAAATGGAGTAAAGAGTAATCCAATCTTCCAATAAAAATAAAAATCTTTTTTCTCACTAATAATAGAGGAGGCTACCTTTTGATGGGTAGCCTCCTCGCTTTTATGAAGTATTTAAATCTGTTTTCTTTATGCTTTAAGTAAGTTGTACATTAGATCAAGAATACCCATGTTTGATACTTTCTTATCCATATTAACTTCTACTCCTTGAACTTTCCAAATTCCTGTCTGTTCTCCATCTTCATAGAATCCTCTAAGTACCATTTTGTTATCAATGTATTTTTTGTAAATTCCATGTTTCTTTCCAAGTGAGTATTCACATTCTACATAAAGTTCTCCATTTTTAAAGTATCTAATCATACCATCAAGTTTAGAATCTACCACTTGTCCCTCCATTTCTAATTGTCCTTTATGACTTTTTCTAATTGTTCCATTTATATCAGAGTAACCATCAAGAACTTGGTCAAATCTCTTCTCTGCTTCAAGAACTTTTCTAAGTCTATCAAGTCCTCTTCTCTTTCTTGAAGAAATTGTAATTCTGCTTGGGAATCCATAAGATTCTGCTACTTTTGAAACTGAGGCATCTTCAAAAAGAAGTTTTCTCATTATTTCAGCATCATACTCTCCATCATGGAACATAGAATCTATCATATCATCAATTCTTGAAGCAGTTGCTTTATCACTTTCATAGAAAGGAATTTCTCCTGTAAAGATGTCCATTTCTTCTCCTCCATATTTTTCATTCAGTAGCATTTGAAAAACTCCATCATTATCTTCTCCATTGCTTTCTATAAACATAGAAGACTCTGTAATAAATCTTTTATTTCCAGATGATGCTGTGTATTCATCATCTCCCAAGTTTCTAATTCTGTTTTTGTTGTATGTTCTTAGGGCTTCATTCTTTACAACCACCATGAAATAACTGACATATTTCTTGGATTCATCGAAGACATATTTCTTGTCCTCATAGAGTTTAACGAAGCAAACATTTAAATTGTCTACTGCATCATCATGATTTTTAAGAATATTGTAAGATACTCTATAACCAAGATTGTAAATTTGCTTGTAAAGTCTTGCAAATGCAGTTTCTGTTCTTGTTGCGTAAAATTCTTTTGCAAGTTCTTGAATGTCCATTCCTTTTTTGTACTTAACCATGTTTTCTAAATTTTTATTTGTTAAACTTATTTGTGTGCGAATATTTTTATTTTTCTTAAATCATTAATTAACCAAGTATAGCATCATAATCATATCTATATTCAACCTCTTCTTCATCTTCTCTTGCTATTTCTTCATCTGCATATTTCATAAAAAGAAGTCCATTTTTGATAATTTCTCTAAGATAATTTACAATATCCTCTACCCCATAATGCATTGTAGAAGAACCTCCTACATGTGTAGTATCAGAGTATTTGAAACTAATTGGAATAATTGGATTATCTATAATTTCTCCAAATCCGTTATCCATCTTTCTATACCAAAATCCACCATCGATAATGTTTTTATAATAGTAAAGTTTTAAATCTTTAATGAAAGAAAATTCATTCTCAATGATTTCTACTGCTTGTCTTAGGTTTTCTGTGTGTTGTGTGTTCATTTTTATTGATTTTTTAAAGTTGATTGATTATTTTAATATTAAAGTTTTCTATATTTTGGTTTTATTAATTTACCATATTTGTCAAAACTACCTACATTTTCTGTGTCTATTTCATGTGGTATGTTTTCAAGTTCAAGTTGTGAAATGTTTACCCAAGTTCTTGAAGAATCTTCCCACTTAACATGAGCTCTTGGTTCTTTAAAATCAGTAATCTCTCCGTAGAGTCCTACATTATTACCTCTTGCTCTTACCACTTTCTCTCCAATTTTAACTTCTTCTGTTTTCATAATTAGTTTAAATTTTAACTTATTTTTTAAATGATTGTTTCTATCTCTTATATAAAATTTAATGCAAATGCCGTGCCAGGGCGTTCTGATGGATATCAGAGGCATTTCAATATGACAAAGTGGCAGAATTGTCATATTTCTGACATATCAAGAACTGACAAAACTGTCATACTTCTGTCACTTTGTCATACATTGGGTATATTCAAATATGACACACTTATATAAATGTTGGGAGTGACCATCTCTGACCACTCCCAACCTGTTATAATCTGTTTTTAATATTTTATACTGTATATCCATCATATGATAATGTAATGTAAGTATTTCCTCCCATAAGAGTTTCTCCTGTTACTTCACATCTGTCAATACTTTCATATTTCTTGATGATACTTTTGATTTTCTTAATCTCATTTCTTTCTCTAAGTTCTTTAAGTGAACATGAAACTGGGAATTTAATAGTTACATTTACAAAAGCAGAAAAATCCTGCATATCCACTTCTTACTGATAACTTATTTGCTCCATATCCAAGTTCTTTAAGTTCTTTTCTAATTTGCTGTGCTGTTTCTTTAATTGATGTCATTTTTATTTTATTTTTAATTGGTTATATAAAATAAAAAATGCAAAAATCGTGCCAATCCATCAAAGTGGGTAAAAGAAGTGCTTAAATATGACAAAGTGGCAGAATTGTCATATTTCTGCCACTTTGTCATATCCTTAAAACTATCATACCCCTCGAGTAATAATATTTTTATGAAAGATTTTACAGTAGAAAACATTCTAAGAACTCCCATAGGTAAGATAAGATATAGACTTCTTACTCCAGAAGATGTGACAACTCTCAGACTTGCACAGAGTAAAGACACTAAAATGACTAAACTTAAATGGTGGAGAGACAATAACACTTCACTTGGTGGCTATGTCTTTTGGAACAGAGGAAAGATGACACATGGTACACACATGGAAATTCTTGGGGAATATAATAGATGTTACACATCTATGGCAGAAATTCCTACTATAATGGAAACTGACTATTTTAGAGATGAATTTGCTTTCCTTTCAAACATGTCCCCAGTTGATATCTATGAAGATAAAGTACTTAGAGATCCTATTACAGGCTATGGTGTTTCATATCTTGAAAATCTCTATCAAAGTCAAAAGTTTGAAGATAAAGAGATAAAAATGAGATTACTGAAAGTAAATCCAGGAGAAGCCAAAACTCTGGGAAGAACTCTACCTGGGGAAACTGAGAATTTTGGAAGTAAAAAGGTTTTGATTATGGAAAATCTACTTAGACAGAAATTTGATATTCCTACACTTAAAGATCTTTTACTGGCTACTGGAAAACTTAAACTTATGGAAGTTAATCATTGGTATGATTACTACTGGGGTATATGTAATGGTAAAGGAGATAATAAACTTGGAGAACTTCTTGAAAAAATAAGAAAAGATAAAGGTATTGCACTCTTTTGAGAGATAATAAATGAAAACCCACCTAAGATAAGGTGGGTTTTCTATAACCAAATAAAAAAATAATAAAAATGTTGATAAGCAACAACATTATTTTATTTTATCCTGTAAATATTTAACAGCAAAGTAGGAATCCACTATGTCATTTACAGGACTAAGAATAATATCTATATTTTTGAGGTAGAGTTTCCTATCTTCATATTTTAAAAACTGAAGCAGTGAAGATTTTATATCTTCTTTTATGAAAGATGTATACATGTCATATTTTGCATAGTTCCCACTACCTGCTGTCTTCTTAATCTCTGTACTGGATGCCAGAAAGAACTCAGTTTCTGGATATTTCTCAAAAATTCTCTGTTTAAGAGCATATGTATGTTCTACCATCTGTACAATATTATCTGTACTACCTCTCTTTCCAAAATCATAATTTTCAAGTATAATTTTATCTCCTGGAAGAAGTTCCATAGAATCTATGATTTCCATAAGAGCCTTACTCCACTCTCTACTTTGCTGGTGGTGTTTTCTGTGCCACTCACTTATACTGTCCCACCTGTGTGCAGAATTTTGTATTTTCTTTTTAGTTTCTTTATCTTTTATAATTTTCGGGGGAATAGAAATAGGTTCTCTGTCTACAAGTTTTAAAAAAATACCATACCTTTGTAAAGTAGAAAGAAGAGGAGAATCTTTAAAAATGTCATCAAGTGTTTTTGTCTTACTTCTTGAAAAGACTGCTTTATTTACAAGTGCAAAATGTTTGTATTCTCCATTATCATAGAGAGTAAGTCCTGCTGATGAATATGAGAAATCTATACCAAGTATCTTCATAAAGTTTTTATTTTTGTATCATTTCTTTTTAAAATAGTCTTCTGTAGCAAAAACATATTGCATACCTCGTTCTTCACAATACTTGGTAGCATACTGCATTTTAGCCTTAATTACAGAATACCTCCTAAGTTTTTCAAGGTAGGCTTTTTGGTTTGTACCTCTTACAGGAGGTGTAATATAAGTTTTGGGTTTTACTTCAACTACATATTTCTTAATTGTACCATCTGGAAGTTTCTTTTCAAAGTAGAAATCAATGAAGTATGTGTGTGGTTTTCCATCAAGTGGAGAAATATATCTAACTTTTATACATTCACATCCCCAGCGTAAAATTTGTGGATTGGAGTCCAGATCTTTACATAGTTCAAGTTCCCAACTACTTCTGTAAATAATTCCATAAGGATTACCTACAATCTTTGATGGATGCGAGGGTGTAAAATATCCTTGTTTATATTTTGAATTTTTAGATGGTTTTATAGAATTTAGTCCCATTATAATGAATTTTTCTTTTCAAGTATAGAATTAAGTTTTTCAATAGCAGAAAGCAATGCCTGTGCAGTTGCACTGTCCATACCTCCTGAGGTAACTGTTCTACTTGTAGAAGTAGAAGAAGTAGTAGGTGTGGTCTTCGGAGTAGGTTTATCTCCTCCTCCAAATAATTTTGTAAATGTACTGGTTATACCATCTATTGTTCTACTTACTATATTACCCTCTGATTCTTGTCTTGGAGCAGGTGGAGTAATTACTGTACCTATAGAATCTGGAGGAGTTTGAGCCAGTGCACGGCTGTAATTTACAGAAGCAGTTACAGTTTCTACCAGTTTTGCTGTATCCACTTTTGAAACTTTGTCAAGGACAGTGATCCAACTTTCCCAAGTTTTAAGAGTAGCAGGATCTATTCCTTTTAGGTAGTCTCTGTGTATTTTAAGTCCTTTATTAAGTTTATCAAAGATTTTTGCTAGTCTTTCAAGTGGAGAAACAATAGAATTTAGTTTTGTTACTGTATCTTTGCTTATAAGTCTAAGTCCCTTATTTGTAAAATGCATAAATGCATATGTTCCATATCCTACACCAAATATAGTTTCCTTAGGATTTGATGATATAGAAGAAAGCACTTTGATTATATTTGCCACTTTTGTAAGTGGATGGAGGAGTTCTGTAACAAGTTCAACACCTCTATCTATGTCTCCATCTCCGATAGTAGTTTCAAGTCCAAACATACCAATTGTACTCTTTGAATCTTCATTTGCTCTACCTATTGTAGCAAATGCAGTAGGTAAAATTCCAAGTAAGGTAGTTATAGATTCAAGTGCAGGTTTAAGACTTGTAGGCGAAAGTTTTGGATCGTTCCAAACAATTATCGAGTCTTTAAGTTTAGTAAGTGTTCCAGAAAGATCAGAAACAAGTCCTATACCCTGCTCTATATGTCCTTTGGAGAATCCATCTGTAAATCCAAGTACAGATAGAACACTTGGAGAGTAGAACTGGGATCCAGATTCAAGTTTACCTATTTCTGCAAATGCAGATGGTATAGTAAGAAGTACTGCCTGTATGTTGGTATTTATAGCCTGTATATCCTGCTCAGAGACTTTCATTGTTTTCCAATCTTCTACACCTTTGGAAAGAGATGAAAGTGTATCTCCAAGTTTTGATACACTGTCTATACCTCTTTCAACATCTCCTTTTGAGAATCCCTCAGTAATTCCAAGAATAGAGAGTACAGTAGTTTGCTTTATTCTTCCCCCTGCTTCAAGTTTACCTATATCTGCAAATGCTGATGGTATAGTTGAAAGAACTGCTACAAGATTATTTCTTATAGCCATAAGTTCAGCAGGTGCTATTTTCATAGTTTTCCATGCTGTAATTCCTTTTGAAAGTTCCGAAAGATTCTTTCCAAGTTTCATAGTAGCATCTATACCTCTTTCAACATCTCCTTTAGAGAATCCATCTGTTATACCAAGTATAGAAAGCACAGAAGTCTGTTTTATACTACCTCCTGCATCAAGTTTACCTATTTGAGCAAATACAGATGGTATTGTAGAAAGAACAGCAGTCATATTAGATTGTAAAGTTTGGATAACTGATGGAGAAAGATTCATATCTTTCCATGCTCTAATACCTTTTGCAAGTAACCACATAGATCCTGCCATTCCTACAAGAGCAGTAAGTTTTCCAGGGAGAAGAACAGCATCTTTTATTCCAAGATCAGAGAATGCCCCAGATACTCCATTTACCATACTTTTTAGAAGATAACCTATGTTATCCATTGCCATTGGATCTGTATCTGCTACAGAGACAATACTTTCTATTCCTTTTCCAATTACCCAAAGACTGGCACCTATAAGTCCAAAAGCAAGTGCACCAGACATAAGTAAAGGAGAAGCATATCCAGCCAGGGCGTATACCGCTCCAACACCAAATAGGAAGAGTGGAAACTTCCAAAGGAAATCCGTAGGTACATCTGTCCATTTTTCATTCAGGTATCCAAGTGTAAATCCAAATAGAAGTAGTGAAAGTGACATAAGTCCAACAGAAAGTGAACCCTGTAAAATCTGCGAAGAGACAAGACCTGCCAGGGCGAAAATTGCTCCAAAAGTAATAAGTGCAAGACCTACTCCAAGAAGTCCAGATGCTGTACCCTCTGGCATTGCCTGAATGATTGCAGAACTTAGAACAAGTGAAGCAGAGAAGACAAGTAAGGAAAGTCCCATAACAGCGACAGCAAATGATCCCTGCTTAATTTGTGGAGCAAGAAGTCCTACCCCTGCAAAAGCAAGTCCAGAAAGTACCATCATAGAAAGTCCAACTGCTACACCTGAGGCACTTTCTACTATCATTTCTCCAACAAGTGAAAGAATAGCCATACTACCACCAAAAATGAGCATAGAAAGACTGATTTGTTTAACTACAGAAGCACCTCTTTCTATACTGTTCTCTGGAAGCATTCCAATAAGTGACATTGCACCTGCTGAAAGTAAGAGAAGTCCAAATCCTGTAATAATAGCAGTAGGTGTAACAGGAACATACTCTGAAGCGACAGAAAGTAGCATAAATGTTCCTGTAAGATAAAGAAGTCCAATAGAAAGATCTTTCATAGACTCCTGCATTCCCTGGAACTTTGAATGATTCTCTACCGAAGTAATTGCCATAAGTGAAAGAAGTGGAAGAACTACAGTAGTTGCCATGATGAGTCCAGGTACAGAAGTTATCATAAGTGGAGCCAAGAGTGTAAGTGTAGCACCCACTTTGAAAAGTGATGAAGTTATAGAACTTACATCTGTAAGGAGTTTTTCTGTACCAGATAAATCTTTACTTATATTAGGAAGAGAAGAAAGACTTTTAATTATACTTTCTGCAATAGGTAGAGCAAGTCTACTTGTTATAAGTAGAGGAGTAGCAAGTGTAAGTTTAAATCCAAATCCAAGAAGTGCAGATGAGATAGAAGACATTGTAGAAGATACAGAATCTATCTTTGTAATATCTACATCTTTAATTACATCAGTAAGTTTGGAAAGTGTATCTGTAATATTTCCAATTGCAGAAGCATTAGTATCTTTAACTTTACTCATTGCAGTAAGCATACCTGCTACACTGTCATAAGTGGCAGGATCAAGAGATTCTATACCTGTCTTCTTTGAATTTTTAGCCTTAGAATTTGCACCTATTGTGGAAGAATCTACAGTTTGAGTAGGAGAACTTGATTTACTCTTTTGTTGAAGCATAATAAGTTCTATTCTTCCAATAGAGTCATTTATATCGAGAAGCAATTTTTCTGTCATTATGAAAAATTTTCTGATATGTACTCTTTTAAAAAATGTTACCGAAAGGACAAGGCTTTCGGTAACTAGGGCTGAACAGGGTGGCAAAGACCCTGCCCATAATTTCTAAATAAGTGTTTAAGAAAAAAGTTAAAACCAGATAAAATGATAAAGAAATCACTTATATTTTATTTATCAAGATAACTCTGGATGTTTTTAAGTTTACGGATATCTTCTTCAGTAGGACTCAAGTAAAGAAGAATGGTATCCTTTGTATCTGCTTCTATCTTCTGAGCATACAAGTCCTTAGCCTCTTTTGAAATAGAAGAAAGTGTGTCTTTCTTGTCTTCCTTAGATGTGTTACCTTTCGTATAAACCCAAGATGGAAGTCTACCTGTGTAACTTCTTGAAAGAACAGAATGAATAACTTTTGTACCTATGTTATAAGGTACTTGTGAAAGTTGTGAGGCTTCCACAGGATACCTTATAGAGAAGAATCTAAGAAGCATAAAATAATGTTTCTTTTTAATAGAATCTTCTACCTTTGAGAATTTTTCTTTATCAAATATTACATTTCTGTATTCAAAGAGATCCATAAATCTAAAACTTATTTTTAAAAATTTTAAACATCTTTATAATAGACATTTCCAGTAGAATACTCTCCTACAAGAGCTGTAAGTATAGATGTATAACTTTTATTCTTTGCAGAAGATGAAAGTACCTGTTTTATAATATTCAGAATTGTAGTTTTTATATGAAGTGGATAAACAGATGGACTCAAGTAACAAGCTTTTATATTTCTTTCAAGTCCTTGATTAATCTCCGTGAGTACCTCCATATCAGACGGATCATCTTTTGTACTTACAGTCTCTATCATACTCTTTGCAAGTGATATTCTATCTACATGGTTTTCTACAATCTTTGGAAGAGATAAAAAATTTCTCTTATTTTCAAGAAGTTGTTCAACTCTCTTCTCTGTAAATCCAAATGTACTCTTTCCACTTTTAGTAGTATAAGTATATGCACTTGGTACATTATCGGATTTATCCCCAGATAGAATTTTTACAAAAGAAATCTTTTCTGGATCTATAACAGTATGAGCCATAGAGAAAACAGATAGATTTCCAATTTTATCAAGTGAGAAGATATCGACTGCTGCAGCAGGGATAGGTTTTGGAAGATAATGCATTTGATCAAATTGATTATACATTACCACATATTTAGAGAAGTCATTTTCTGCTCTAAGTAGTTGGAAAAGGTCTTTATCTCCAGATAAAATAAGAGAAGAAATTCCTTGCCTATACAGGAGATGAGAAAGACAACAGCACCAATCATCTCCCTCTATGGTAGAGGCTTTAAGAACTGGTATTCCAGAGTTTTTAAGAACATTTAAGATATCTGAAAAGACATACATAGCACTCTCCATATCAACTTTTGAATGTCTATCTGATCTATTTGCTTTATAATTTTCATTTCCCTCTATGGAAGTTCTCCAACTTGTTCCACCATCTGCACAGAAAATAAGACCTTTAAGATCTGGATATTGTATAATGGTCGATAAGATAGATGAGAGAATATCTCTTTTAAGTTCTTGTTTGTCCATATCATTTACAGGATAGGCAGAGCCAGTAGTCTTGGCAAAGAGTATCCTGTAAAAGATATAGTTAAAATCTACAAGTATGTACATATTTTGTGTTTTTTGTATATTAAAGAACAATCATGTCCCTAAGATGTCTGCCTGTTCCCAAGAATTTAAGTTCTACATTCTCAAAAGGTTCGACTACTGGAATGATATATTCAGAAATAAAATCTTTAACTTTTGGAGATACACCAGGGAGATCTTTAAGTTTTTCATTATTTATACCCTCCATAGTACCATCTATCCAATTTACAAAATTAAGAGAAATATAGATTTTGTGAGGAGTTTGATTGTATCTGATACATTGAGAAAGTCCAAGTTTAGAGAAAGTAAAGACTCTTCTTGGTAGTTTTGTAAGACTGGTCATTATGGCATCAGTAGGAATTTGAATACCTGCTTCTTTTTCTACCTGTTCCCAAGTGATTTCCTGTTGGTCTGAGTATCCACCTCCAGAATTTGATTCTATTTCTTGGTATGGGAATTTTTCACTTTTAACTTCTTCAAAGTATAAATGTTCTCCTTTATGTAAGTAAACTGTAAATGTACCATCTTCATTTTCTTTTATATGGTCAACAAGTCTATGTTCTTTGAAGTAGTCTACTTCTTCCTTAGATACTTGAATTTCATTTTTTGAAAGAACATATTTCTTAGAATTTATTCTTATGTTATGTGCACGGCAATTTATAATTACATTTCCAAGTACAGTTACTGGAAGCATACAATCATTAAGTGCAGATACCACAGTTACATTTCTACTGGTTGTATATGGATAAAATTCTGGAAGTCCAAGTGAAAGTTGGAAACCCTGTGCAACTGTAAGAAGTCCACTTTGACCCTTTGAAAGTCTCTGAAGGATTTCTTCTGTTGTATCACATATCATACTTGAAAGTTCTGGAACATCTCTTGCAAGTAAAATATTTCCTCTTCTCATTATCTTTCTTCCAAGTGTAGCTCCAGCCCCGGAGGCTGTAGTTCCAGATGAAATAACAGAATGCTTACTTGTGTCAATTTTTTCTCCATCAAAACCTGCAAGTCCTTTTTCATAATTTTTATCAAGTGTAGTTGTTATACCTGCAAGTGGAGAAATACCTATCTTCTCTCTTGGTATACCAGAGTCCTCTATTTCTTTAAGTAAAGATTCGAGATTAATAACAGCACCCTGAGTAATATACATCTTCTCAAATTCCTGATGTCTGTGTGCATTAGAATTTAGATTTTTATAACAATAAGTGAAAGGTGTACCATCTACTTTCTCTCCATCTACAATATGTGATGCTTGGTGCATGAAAGTATTGACAACAAAATCAATGTTTGAAGAGTTTGCAGATATAAATTCTTCAAGTTTTCCTTTCCCAGAACTACCTGCTGATTGGTCAAGAAGTACAGTAAGTTTACCTGGGATAAAAAGTTCATTTAAAGTGTCCATTTTTATAAAAAGATTTTTAGAAATAATATCATATGTAAAATAAAAATGTTCCCATCTAAGTGGGAATTTGGATGGGAACATAACTAAAAATAAGAATAAAATGACTAATTTATTTCTTTCCTGCTACTGCATCTCTAATAGGTTTTGCAGGTAAGTATTTTACCACAGTTGTAGCAGGAACATCGATGATTCTTGTAGGATCATTCGGTGCTTTAATCTTTCTTGCAGATCTTTCCTTAGTAGACCAAGTTCCAAGTTCTGGAAGAGCAATTTTGTCTTTGTTAGTAAGTGCTTTTGTAAGCACATTTCCAAATGATGCTATAACAGAAGCAACATCTTTCTTTGTAAAGCCAGTTTCAGTAGCAACTTGGCTGATTACTTCATCTTTTGTCATGAGTTTAAAAATTTTTAAATTAATAAATTTTTTATCTTTGTAAGAATGTTATAATTTTTTGTGTACATTAGTTTCCCATATAATCAATTGTAGTCCCAAAAACATGAGATATCTTCTTTGCAATTACATTTTTATTCTCTTCTTCTTTATCTTTCTCTTTTATCTTTAAATGGAAAACAGTAACAGGAAGTTTTACATCCATAGGGTTATAAAGTTCTATGGGATATGAAATGTCTTTACCCTGAAGAAGTACCATAGGAGATGCCTCAAAGAAATAAGAAGAGATGGAGTATGTAATCTTTTCAGAAGTAGAAGAAAGAACATTTGCTCTTACATCTCCAGAGATTGATAGACATAAAAGTTCAAGTTTTGGAGTTTTTCCAAGTGATTCAAGTTCAGAAAGTCCAGGAACTTCTGTGTCCAAGATTTTTATAATCTCTCTTAAAACTTCTGTATCTCCCTCTCTCTGTAAAGCCTTTATATCTGAGTAATAATCAACAAGATATTCTCTTGTTTCTTCTTCTGGAAGTAAGTAATCCTGAATACCATTAATTTTTGAAATCTTATCTTTTACAGAAGAAGATGTATAGAGAAGTTGGAGTCCTGAAAGGTTAAATTCAAATATTCTGTTTTTATAAGAATGTTTGATTTTGCTTTCTATCTTCACAAGTCCCTTACCTACTTTCTTTCCTATAACATCAAACATACCAATTTCCTCTTCTATGGTAGAATCTTCATTGTTTTTATGAGCAAGTGTAAGTTGCAGGGTTACTTTTGGAAAATCTGAAAGTATATTTGTTACAGATACAAGTTTAAGGAAGTAAGATATCTCATTTGACTTTGAGGAACATGGATATTCTATTTTTGGAGTTTTGTACCTCCAATATACAGACATTCCTGTAGGTACTTGAATAACTTGAATATTTCCTGTATCACAAAGTGAAAGTGTTTTATATTCCCCGGGACCCAGAGACAGGGTAGATGTTCCACCTGATATGTCTGTACCCTCTGGAAGAGATAAAAGACTCTGGCAGAGTGGAATATTTATAGCAGGTGTTCCATAGTGACATGTTCCATTTTGGAATCCTACTTGCAAAGATTTTTTATCTTCATCACATCCAGAACAACATTTGTCCAGATTTGTATTAGTGCTTATTATCATATAAAAGGATTTTAATTTTTTATTTAATAATCGAATCTTTTATAAAAATGATATCATTCTCATATTAAATATGTTTTTAAATTTTATAAAAATGAGAATCATTTACAAAACACTGTATGGCATTATACCTACATTTGTAGAGGTATACAATCTATTTCAAATTAAAAAATCATTTAAGGCAATAGTAGAGAATGATGTAATTCAAAAGAGATATAGAATACCAGAAGTAGAAGATAAGAATATTAAAGTAAATTTCTGGGGTACTCTTTACCTCTGTATTCTTTTACCTATTGGAGTAAGAAGTGTACCAGAAGATAGCCTTTCAAGAGAACTTGAAGACCTGAATTATGTTCTTTATGGCAGTGGAATGCATGGACTTATAAAAATGTCATATGATGTCTACTTCAATTCTTCGTATGATGTCTACTATGTAAAATACAGCCCAATCTTTAAATGGTCAAGTGCACTTAAAACACTTGGGACACTTGGATCTTTAATTTTAGCATGGATATATAAAACCGATATTACAGAAGTACTTAGTGTTCTATGGAAATAATAAAGAATAAAAATCTTGTTACTAACTTACATACGGTAACTGGAAAATTTTCTACCTGTGATATTTCGCAGGTAGAAATTGTAAAAGAGAGTATAACTGGAGTAACTCCAAGAGTTGGATACATGAAGTACTACTCTTGGAGTAAAGATGATAAAAATTATTCTCCAAGAGTTAAAATGTCTGGGAGTAAATTCCTTGAAATTCCTACAGGTACTAAAATTTGGGTAATACTTGAGTATGAAATGCAGAATCCTTACTATGTAGATGAACAGATTTTTATTCATCAGGTAGTCGTTGAAGATAAAGGAGAAAAGAAAATAAATTCAGTTGGTTTTGTAAAATCTGAAAATCTTAATGAAAAAGTTACAAGTGCTGTAAAAGAAACTCAGAGTAAACTAAATTCTTGGATACAGAGTACACTCAGTACTCCTGTAACATACTTTAAAATATCTGGGATAGACACTTCAAGAGATGTAATTCTTAATGAATTTGGAATTTATGAGGGTAGTGAGGGAGTTTGTCTTGGTGTCCATATAAAAGATAATATAATCCCTACAGAGAAGCCAGAATATAAAGAATGGGGACTGGATTGGGAAAGTTTTGAAATAGAAATAAGTGTAAAAACATTCTCAGATGTCTATGGTAAAGGTGTAACACCTACTGTTGGAGATTTCCTTTATATAAAAAGCGTAAACAGAATGTACTCTGTACTTTCATTTTTTACAGAAAGAGATGTATCTGGAGAACCTACTTCTTATACACTTAAACTTTCTACTTATGAGGGTAAAAAATCTATTATAAATGAACCTAGTGTAACAGAAACTCTTGAAAATGTTCTCATAAGTACAGAAGAAATCTTCTCAAAAGAGATAGAAGATGAATTCCTGGATTCAAGAGGTACAACAGATGATCATACCTTTACCCAAACTACTGATTCTCAAAGAAGTATACTTTCAGATAAGGTAATTATAAAAGATAAAACATTTATGAACTCTGGAACTAAAATGTTTAATCACTTCTATGAGATGAAAGAAATGTCATTTGGAGAAGTTCTTGTGATGTATAAAAATGAGATAAGTTTATCAAAAAATGATGGTATATCCATAAGTGCCACTTTAAGATTTGAAGAAGAATTTTTGGAAGTGAAAGCAGAAAATGGAATCATAGAGTCAAACCCACATAGACTTCTTGGAGTAGGTACAAAACTTTCTGATGGAAGTTTTATTACAAGGGAAGAAGATGGAAAATACTTTACTGGTGGTAATTTTACAGGAATACTTCATACCTTACCTACTTTGAACTTGGGTACTATTGGAGAAGTTTTAAGTATTCAAATAAGTGGTAAAGTTTTTGAAGTTCTTGACAGCAATTTTAATGTTCTTTATTCTATAGATATCGGTCTTCTACCTAAAACTTGGTATACTATGGTAATTAATTTCAGCAATCAACATAGATTCTTGGGTCTTTATATTTGGGAAAGAAATAAGAAACTTCCTACGCTTGAAAAAGAAATACCACTTAGAGATGAAATTGTACTTGAAAAAGAGATGATGTATATTACAGCAGGAGTAGGACAACTTACAAATATAAGAATTCTAAATAAGAGCATACCTACAAAACATCAAAGAAGTTATTTCATGTCAGATAAAGTACCACAGGTAAGCACTGTAATTGTAGAGGACAATGCTCGACCTCTTTATAATAGTAGAAAATATGATGAGGGTACACAAAGAAGAGATCTTCCAGATGGTACACCTCTATAAAGAAACATAAAAATATTAGTTAAAATTTAGACATCTCATACTCTGGGATGTCTAATTCTTTTTAAAAAGGTAAATAAAAATGTATTAATTTTTAAAAATCTAAAAATATGAGCGAATACACTAAAATAGGAGACTACACGGCAACTCAACTTTTAAATAAAGTAAAGGGTCTGTCAAGTTTTAAAGGAATTCCAACTGGATATTGGATTCTTGGTATCCGTAGTCAGGAGGATACTTATGATGTGTTTGATGATAAGTTTTATATCTTTAAGGGAGAAACACTTATTGATACTTTAACTGGAACTACCAATCCAGGTAGTTATGGTCTTATGAATTTCTCTCTTTGGAATAAGAAAGGAGTAGCAGTTGTAAAAAGTGATGAATGGTATTATGGAGTATGGTCAAGAGGTCTTCACAAAGGTAAAAGTCCAGCACTTAAACAAACTGGTGGATTTAAGATTATCAGAGATGGTAATAAGAATAAGAAAAGTGGAGACAGTGGAGAACCTGCTTGGGAATATGGAATCGGTATAAACTTCCATACAAATACACACAACTATTCAAGTAGAGTTTGGAATTGGATAGTAGGTGGTTGGAGTACAGGATGTCAAGTTACTAATGATGTAGGAAAATTTGTTAAATTCCTTGATTATACAAAAGGTCAAAATCTTTTCACATATTGTTTAATTTCTGAGTTTTAACAAGTTTAAAAAGTAAAAGTATGATACAACTACCAGAAGGATTTAAGGGTTGGGGTACTGCTGTGGGTAGAATACTTATTACAGTAGCAGTAATCCTCGTAGTGAACTGGATTACAACAAGACACAGTAATCCAGGTGCACTTGTTCAAGTTCCTACTACCACTACTGCTGATAAAGTAGTGGAAAGTAGAATAGTGGAAAGTAGAGACAGTTTAAGAATACTGAATCAAAAACTTCCAGTAATGAAATATGAGATTGTTATTAAAGAAAGACAAATTGAAGATATTAACGCAAAAATCCAAAGGCATTATGATCAAAAAATTAGCACTGTTAATGATATTGATGGTAGGAAAGCAGACTCTATCATCGCAAACGCAAAATTCATACCCGAGTGGTAGTATCATTCTTGATAGAAATAAGAAGATAGAAATTGCAAAGATTATCACAAATGAAAGACTCCTAAGAGGAGAAGTAAAACTACTGAAAAGTAAGATTACTGAACTTGAAGATGTGGTAAAAAGCAAAAATAAAGTTATTACAACTCTTGAAGATAAAGCAGGTACTCTTGAAAAGATGAATAAAGATCATGAAGTGCTTGAAAGTATTCTTAAAGATAAAGTAAAGAGTACAGAAGACAATGTAAAAGCCTCCCAGAAAGCATCATCAAATGGACTGTACCTGTGGAGTACACTTGGTAGCAGTATAATAACTGACTCAGATGGTAGAAAAACAGGAGGTATAGGTCTTGGTATTGTTAAGTATAATGCACTTCTTGGAGTAGGTGTAAATCCACTTAATCCAAAACTTGAAGTTGTAGTAACTTTGGGAGTTAAACTTTTTAAACTCTAATAGATAAGAGTAAGTCTCATTTTTGATTAAATTCATAAACAGAAGCCTGTCAAAGTTTTAATTTTTGACAGGCTTCACTGTTTATGAATTTAATCTATAAAATGAAAAAATACCTTTACTTTTTGTCTTTTATTTTTCTAAGAACTGCTTCTCTTATACTGTAAGCAAGTGATTGAGCATCAGTCATTGCTGTTTTACAAACTTTACTATTCGGATTTGTACCAAGTTCAATTTCTCCATTTTGTACAAAGGTAGTAGGTGGAGCAGTTGTCATATTTGGTGTACGGACATAATCATTTGATGAAGTAATACCTCTGAGTTTACTTCTACTTGGATCAATCTTTTGGATTTTAGAATTGAGTTCCTGCATACTCTTATTTGGAAGATTTAGATTTCCTTTTGAAATATCATCTTTTTCTATTACCCGAGAAAGTCCCTGTGCTATTACTCTGTTATTAAGTGAAAGAGTTTCTGATGTAGGAATATAAAGAATATCTCCTGCTGTTATAGAAAATGGATCAGAAAGAGAATTATATTCACAAATAATATCGAACTTGGACTGATCTCCAAAGATAGCAAGTGCAAGAAGATCAGGTCTTCCATTAAATTCTTCTGTAACAAGAATAGGAGAACTCATAATAGTTGTATCATCTTTATCAACTATCATATCTCTGTATGCAAAATCTACAAATGTACCATCTGGGGTATCTATATTTTTTAGATTTCTTTCAAAAAATGAGGGTTCTATTATTGGAAGTTCCATTCTTCTTTTTATAAAAGTGACTTTATATATCTGTACAAAAAGGAGAGCAGACCACACATAAAAATCTACTCTCCAAAATGAATCACAACAAAAACATCACAATTATATTAATCTTCGACAGAAGAGACATCAGTGTAATCATCTTCAACTGTCTTTGGACTTTCAATATTTACTTGAGTCTTGATTTTCTTCTGAGTACCTCCTCGTGTCTTCTTGAGTATTGTATTTAGAATATCTTTGGCAATATTATCTATATTTCTTTCTATATTAGATTTTATAATAGAAAGGAAAGCACTTTCACATTCCTCAGGGTCAAGTGTATCTCTGAGTGTAGTAAGTAGAGAAACAGGGGCAATTTCTATCTCTGTTGAAATATTTACACTTGTAATCTCTTTATTTGCTTTATTTAAAATAGCAATAATAGGAGATTCTACCTCTTGTTGTATAAGAGTATTTTCAACTTCTCTAACTTCTTCTACAGGTACTTGATTTACTTGCACAGCATCTGCGTACGCAATTGTAGATTCAGTACTTTGTTCATTTTCTGTATGTTTAATTACAGTAGGTAGAATAGGTACACCGTTAGAGTCTATACCAAGATTTATACCAAAATCTTCAAAAGAATTGTCATTTTCTTCTTCATAGGAAGAATCATCTATGTCGTAATCGTAATCAGTCATTGTCTTAAATTTTTATAAATAGTAACAATTTGTATAAATGATAGTTTTTACTAAATTAATAGACTTTACCTAAATTTACTACACCATAATTATAAGTACCACCTGCTTCTCTCTTTGGAGCAGTAGTTGATCTTTTTGCAGAATTTCCACCTCTGTTTATGTTATCTTTACCTGCTACAGGGTTGGCATTTGAAGAAGTAGCAGAAGTATGGTTGATGATATCCATAAATCCATGTGGAGGGTTATATGCTCTACCACCACCATCTATGAACATACTTTCAAGTTCTGCTTTATCTCTTGGTCTACCACTTTTAAGTTTAACTGTATATTTAAGTTCAGTAGGAAAGTCATCCATACCAAGTTCATCTCCAAGTTCAATAGAAAATTCTTCTACTATAAGATTTCCAATTCTGGCGATAGGGTGCAGAGGATTTCCAATAGTTAAATGCCATTCCCCAGTAGGAAGTCCAGAAAGTAAGGAATGAATAGCAATCTGCTTTGGTCTACTGTTATAAGTAGAGGCTTCTATCATTGCTCCACCTACTCCAGAGATAACACCTTTGAGAGCAGAAAAATCTCCAGAAAGGAGTCCATTGATGACATTCATAAAAGTGTCAGCTACTATACCAAATGCATTTTTAATACTGCTCATTGTAGCATCAAAGTATCCTTTGTAATCTCCAGAGAACATAGCCTGTCTGGCTTTATCTCCACCCATAAATCCAAACTGTGGTTTGTGTCCACCAAAGAATCTGTTAGCACCTCCCCAGAACTTAGCATTTTGGAAAGACAGAGCAAGTAAGTTGAAGATAAGGTCAAGCATTGCTATTCTTGGATTTATCCCATCATATGTTCTAAGTTTATATTCAAATGTAAGAGTAGCCGAATATTCAGCTCCAATTCCTGTACCTCTGACATTTACTTTATTAATGACATTTACTGGACCCAGTTGATGATTGGTATAATCAAATCCAGATCCCTGCTTTTGAGCATCCGAAGAAGCATTACTTCTACCTCCAAGATCTCCTCCTGAATTTCCATTAAGGAGTGCTACACCTTTTGCAATTGGAGATGGTATAAAATTACCCAAGAAATCAGATTCTATTCCTGGATTACTTGGTAGATCGTGATCATGTACTTTTGCTGTAATTTCTTCCCAAGATATTTGTCCAGTTACTGGAAGAATTTCTTTAAGTAAATTGTCTGTACCCTCTCCAAAGTAAGTGACAGCCTGTGCTACAGGAGGTATAGAATCTACACCCATATCTCCGATAGGAAATACAAGATCATCATATGTGGCAAATGGATATCTACGGAGAGTAACCATTCTATTAATAGGTGCTATTTTATGATATTTACAGAACAGGAAATCATATGCAGAGTAAGGTTCTTGTGGATTGTTGTCTCCATATTCAAGAAGTTTAGCAAATGTAACCTGTCTAGCTTCCTTGCTATAAATCCCATCTTCTCCAAGTTGATAATCTTCTGCATGATTTTCTCCATCACTGGCTGGATGGACAAGGATAGCATAAGAGTTAAATCTGGATTTTACACCATATTGAGTTTTAAAGTTATGTCCAGCACTGTCCCTGGATAAGTTGTCCACTTTATGCTTCTGTGAATATCCCTCACTACCTACATCATGTCTTCCCTGTATAGAACTTCTACGGACAGTGGCTCTTGAAAATTGTTGATCTTTACCAAGTCCCACAGATGACGATTGTCTATATGTAGAATGAATAGTATTTTTATCAGTAGGATCAGATACAGTTTGTCCACCTACTTTTGGAGTCTTTCCTTGAAAAGTACCTGCATAAACTTTTGTAGGTCTTTTTCCATTGTTATATTTGGCAAGTGCAGTATCCAGGTCTCTCTGTATAACTCCTTTACCTCCTACACTTTCATGAAGTTCAAGTTTTCCAGTACTGGGATTTTTAACAACTACTGCAACATGATCTATTCCATATTTTCTACCTTTATCAAATCCTCTGGGTCCAGTATCGAAGAATACCATATCTCCCTCTTTAAGACCGCTGGATGCTCCAGAGAGTCCTGTTATATCTCTTGCTGTACCATTGTTAACTGCCTTAGCATAAAGTCCCTCACTGGTATCTCTGGGAACACCAACAACAGCACTGGCAAAGCGTGAACAATCCACATGTCTTGCACTATCATTATTAAGTGATGGATTCATTGAATATTTAAATCCAGCAAATGATTTTGCTTTTGAATACAGGTCATCTGACATATTTTCCTAAATTTTGGGATATGTACTCTTTTGGAAATGTAAATATATCAACTATCATATATAAGAGCATGAAAATAGTTACGGTAATTTCTGACCCTACAGTAGAACTTGAAAAACTTACAGTTCCAGATACAGACTTCTCTACAGGTACTCCTGTAAAAACAGAAGATTTGGATACTCTTAAATATGGATACACATCTCCACTTGTTAAAATTCTTGGATATATTGTACCAAATATTTCATATTTTAAAGTGGTAAGTGGTGTAGATTTCTTACCAAATTTAACATTTACATTTACTGATTTAAGTTCTGAATTTAGAAATAAGTATTTTCCAAAAGATGGAGATCTGCTTTCACTTTATATAAGAAGTAAAAATCCAGATTTTAAACATATAAGAGGAGATTATAACATACTTACTGTAAAAGAATATGGAAGTCAAATTACTATTACAGCAGAACTTAGAGTAGAGGGTATTCATATTCCTACTTTAAAAAGTTATAAGGAAATGTCATCTTTTGGAGTTTTTAAAGAAGTAGCAAAAGAACTTGGACTTGGAGTAAGTAGCAACATAGAGGGAGATACACAGGATAAGATGACTTGGATATGTCCACTCAAATCTCCTTATGATTTTCTTTCTGCAGATGTTCTTGAACATGCATACTTGGGAGATGACAAGTATTTTACATCATCTATAGATCTTCATTACTACTTAAATTTCATAGAACCATCAAGTATACACTCTGATCTTACTGTAAAAGAGATGAGAAAGATTACAAACATACTTCAGACAGAAGATCACCACTTTGGTAATGGAGGAAAAGAAGATGAGGGTGTACTTGAAGAATTTTTCCTTTCCAATCATTCATATCTTCTTGGAACAAATAAAAGAATAGTAGAAGTAAATCTTCTAAATTCTTCAAGTTCTATAAGTACATCAATTGGACATAGACAAATAGTTTTCTATTATGATAAGAAAGAGAAGAAAATGGAGGAATTCTTCCATGAAACCATAACTTCAAAAGATGAGAATGCTATTATTCTAAAAGGTAGAAAGGAAGATGATCATACAAAGAATATAAGATATCTGAACAAACAACTTCAATCAGAGAATGTACATAAAAATTATAACTTCTCTGAACTTGGTAATAGAAGTAATAACAGAGAAAATGGAAAGATTACTTTAAGGGTTGTACTTTCAGGAATCTGTACAGAAGTAAATCTTTATCAACTTGTACCTATTCTTTTGTTCAATGATGGAGATTCTATACTGAACTATGGAGATGATGCTTTAAAAGGAAATGGATATTCTCAAGAAAGTATAAATACACTTTACTCTGGAAATTATATGATATCTGGACTTGGATATGAATACAATCCCACAGAAAGACCTGGAATTCATACTATACTTATGTGCGTAAAAAGGGAATTTATAAAAATTGCCCAAGATGAAAAATCTGGGCAATCTCCTAAAAAATAAGCACAAATGATGATTAAAATAAGTAATAAGGATTTTCTTTTAAATAAAGTTTTCCATTTGGGTAAGGAATACTAGCATTTCTGCCGTAATGTCATTTCTTTCAAGAAGTTTAGAGATATCAAGAGTTGCAAGTTCGGTAGGGATAACTTCTTGTGAAATCTTTCCAAATTCTTCATTACTTCTCTGGATAAGGTCATCAACTGATTGTTCTTCGGTAGAAAGTTTCTTTTTAAGATTATCAAGTTGCATTGTATAAGACTCTGGATTTTTAATTTTTGGCATTCCATTTGCATCTCTTTGAGGTTGTCCATCTGCTCCAAGAACTAAATGGTCATTATAAATCTTTGAACTTTCTACTTTAAAAGTTTCAAGAACAGGAGAAGAAAGAATTTCATTTGAGTTTATCTTCTCTTGATACTGTCTTAGAACTTCAATAAGTTTGTCTGTGTTATATCTTGAAAGAAGTGCAAGTTCAGTAACTGGAATATCATGCAAATTTTTATACATTTCAAGAAGTTGATTGTAATGCATATATGATTTCTCTACTACTTTGAAATCAAAATACTTAGAAATAAATTCTTTATCCGAAAGTTTTTGTGTATTTAATACCATATTATTTTTGTTTATATTATTAAAGGGTTAAAATTTAAAATTCCATTATTGCTTCTCTATTTAAAACCTGGACATTTGGTTCTTTACAAATAGATTTAAGTTTCATAGCACGAATACCTCTATTATATTCTTTGAATGGTTTAGGAAGTACAATTTCTCTACTTTCATTGGTTTCTGTGTTATAGACAACAATAGTATCTGTGTTCCATCTGTTACCTATTTTCTCCTTAGCATCTGAAAGTATAGTAGTAGAAATAACTGGCTTCTCTTTTGGAAGTTTTATTTTATAGAGACTTCCATTATAAAGTAAAATATAAAAGATATCTTGATACTCTGCACCTATACCAGTATGTCCATTTACTTTAAGAGAATAGGTTTGAGTATCTTCCTTAAAGGAAAGAAGATCGAGTGAAACATAAGGATCTCCAAGAAGTTTGCTAAGTTTTTCTGAGTAAGTTTTTATATCAGTTTCCATTTTCATATTTTAATATTTCAGAAAGGGTACAAAGTTCAAAAAGATATCTTCTAAGAACAGTAAGTGATACAGAAAGCACATTTTTATGACTTCCTGTATCAATCGAAGAAATAAGATCACGAGTAATACTATGACAGATAAAATCTCTATGCTCTGATATACCATCTTGTGCTTTTGTATGAAGTTTTACATATAGTTCATGAAGTAGATCCATTCCAGGAGGAAAGAGTATACTACCATGAAGTCCATTAAAAGATAAAATATCTGGAAGAATATCCAATGATGCCAGTGGTATTATTTCAAGAAGTAGAGTAAGTTGTGTCTTATAAAGAAGAACTTGTTCAAAGACATCATTTTTAAGAAGTGAAAGGTCGCAGGTGTCTACCTTATCAAGAAGTGACCTTTTGGAAAGATTGAAATCAATTCCATTTCCTGTTATTCGGATAATATCATCAATAGGTGTAAAGATAGGAACAATAATATCTGAAAGAGTATCTCCAGTAGTGAGTGTATATTTTCCAACAGAAATAGTTACAAGATTTGGATCTCCATTTTCTCCGTAGTAGATTCCAATCATCTGTGTATGTTCTGGGACAAATCTCTGGGGAAATTTTATACTTTCACTTTTTATGTTTGTCTTTCTTGTTATATGATGTTCAAAACTTTCTACTGATGTCATAACGCATTTATTACATTTATTAAATTCTTCATTTGGTCTTCTATTTCCTCACTTACTTCATCATCTGAAAGTTTATTTCTGAAAAAATAACAATCAAGAGTAAGTGCAGGAAGTGAAAGATAATCTATTTTATACCTTTTTGTATCTCTTCGGTATATTTTATAAATAATATCAAGAAGAAGTGACAGTGTTTCTGCGTAGTAATTTACATTATTTTCTCTAAGTTTTGCAAAGTAATTTTTAAAGAGTCTTATAAGATCTATATTTATAAGGGTAAGTGGTTTATAGATAGGAATAACAGAATTTCTGATTCTGATTTCTACCATATCTACCCTCTTATGAATAGCAAAAGTAAGATAAGTATGTATGTGTAATCTAAATTTCAAGATAACAAAATCGGTGCTTTCTCTAAGAGATTGCACCGATTGTATATTTGAGTATAGGTCAAGAGTTTTAAGTGTATAATGTACTTTATTCGTTAGGCTCTCCATCAAGTTTTGTTAGTTTTTTATATTCATCTTCTGTAAAGATTTCCAAATAATCTACAAAGATAGCTTTAGTATCAAAGAGTCTATCATTGTTGTTATCTGTAAATCTAAACATTTTATCTGCCATATCCATTTTTACAGAAAGAAGTTCATATTTTCTTGCACTTTCATAATAAGAATATGAGTTGAATTTAAATTTAAATTTCTCTCTAAGAGCGTAGTCCAGTTTAAATTCTGGGTACTGAAGCGATACTGCTTGGATTAAAGGTTTAAGAATTATATTTTTAAATCCATTACGGAGTCTATTAATAAATCTATAATAAGAAACCTCTTCATAGGGAACCCCATCTCCTTTAAATAGAACAATAGAAGAAGATTCTTGTTCAAATCTGTTATGTGGAATTAGAGAGTCATTTTTAAGTTTTCTATAAAAATGATTAACTATTTCCATGTTCGACATATCATATCCATCATTCTTTATACTTTCAATTTCTGTTCTATTACCACTACGGTTTGGCATTGTAATATTCTTTGTCCAGGGTATATTACGCTTACCATCTATCTTAATTTCTCCACTTCTATCATCTATTTGAAGTTCCTGCTTATTTTCATCAGAAATTTCACGAAGTCTCTGTTTTACCTTATCTGTAAGAGTTCCAGAAACTGGGATAATGAATTTCATTTTAAATTGAGAGTTCATTATAGTCCAGGCTACCTTAGAATTTTCAAGAGATCTTTGAATATTGTAATTCTTTATAAGTCTTTCAGCATAAGAGATGATAACAGGAGATTCATTATTTTGAAGTGAGTTCCAAGAAACTATAACAATAGCATTGTCTGGAAGAATGTTAAACTTACCACTTTCAAAAGTATATTTCCAAAGTTTATATTGCTTTCCAGATGGATCATTATAATAAACTCTTGAAAGTCTACTTACATCTTGAACAGGTTTTATAGCCAGAATACCAACTGGGATACGGTTGTCAAAATTTATTTCAGAAAATTTATGTTTGAAATGTGAAGATGATGTAAGTTTTGTGAAATCATTATTGATAAAAAGATCAAGTCTACTCTTCTCTTTATCAAGTTTCTGTTTTTCAAGAAGTAGAGCAGATTGCTTCTCTTTAAGATTTACATCTTTATTCTCATTAAGGATTCTAATTTCATTCAGAAGTCCATTGATTTTCTTTGTTATTTCAAGTTTCTGTTTTTCTATTTCTTCCTTAGTCGAATATTCATAAACTATTTCATATGCAATAGTACCATCTATAAGAAATTGTTTAAAAGTGTCCCATGCTACATTGTCCGAGTCCCAATTTAGCATAGTAAGTATCTTCTTATATGAATTTTTTATAAAAATTTCTTGTGCATCAGTAAATTCTTCTGTATCAATAGAAAAATCAAGGAATTTATTTGTATCATCATAGACAATAACATCATCTGTAACTGCTGTAATAATCCAATCCAAATCATTGTTTGTGGATATGTTTCTGATATATCTGATTCTATCTTTAAGTGACATATCCTTGTATGATTCATCTTCATAAAGCCTATCTGCTTTATTAATAAAAGCATCAAGATCGGTAGTATCTCCTGCAAGTTTATGTAAGGTAGAGTAATCGGTAGAAAGTCCTGCTATACGCTTGATATAGTCAAGATTTAGTTTACTCTTTGGAAGTGAATTTACAAATGTATCTAAGTTATAAATTGCCATATTTTTATGCTTATAAGGTGTTGTTATGTACTCTTTTAAAGATTTAAGTTCTAAGAATCTTTAAATATCTACCTAAGTCCAATGCTTTGGGTATTTGAAACATATGGATATACCGAAATGATAGAATACTTACACAAAATTTTATAAAAATGAGACAAATAGCAATTCAAAATGTGAGTAATGAAAGTATTACACTTAAAGAACTTCTTAAAATGACTGAGGGAGGTAACCCAAGTGAAGTAATAATCGATTTTGGAGATGTAGCAGTGATTACCTATCCAATAGAAGAAGAATCTTTTATAAAGAAGTTTATAAGAGGAATATTTGGAAGCAAGAAGAAATAATAAAAGTTTAAAATTTACAATTATGAGAAGAAAAGAAATCATTGAACTTATACTCGGTACAGCAGGATTTGAACTTAAAGATTATGAAATCATCAGAGCAGGATCACTTACTTCATATACAGGTACAGCATATGATGGTAAAGGTGGAATGGTTGAATTTGCAACAGATTCATTTGAAGATGTTATAAGAGAGATACTTGAAGATATTTATAATACCAAAGATGTTGAATTTAATACAATGTTTAAAGATTAAATGATGGTAGCCGTAGTAATGATAATAATACTCTGTTTATTATCTTCAGCAGTAGGATTTGTACTTGGTGTAGCCTGTGCTATCGAATATTTAAAAGAAGATACAGATAAAACATAAGTAAGTTTAATTATTAATTTTTAAAATTTATGAGAAATGAGTACATTTAAAGAAAGACAAATTAAAAGCAGACTTGGAGAACAAGTACTATCTGCTATTGAAAATTTACCAGGTTATAAGATAGACTACTTTAGTTCTACTCCTGATAACATTGTTCTAATTAAAGATAATGGAATGAAATGGGAAGATTTGGATTCTATTGAGGGTTACTACATAAATGGACAATCTGAAATTGTAGAGTATAGGGAACAAAAACCAAGCAATAATGCAAGATGTGTTTTTCCTACTTACCAGGAAGCTGAAGCCTCTCTGGCTATGGCTCAACTTTTACATCTTCGTAATCATTACAACAAAGGTGTAAAATTTGAGATTGGACAAATTTATGATGAAAAACTTTGGTATGTTCATTTTAACCATGTAGATCATTTGGAATATGATATTCAAGTAGGTTCTTCGAATCATTGTTACTCATCGCTTACATTTGTAAATGAAGAAACAGCAAGAAGATTTGTAAGAGAGCAAAGTGAACTCCTTTATAAAGCAAAACCATTCCTTTAAATCATGGTAGCCGTTTATATTTCTATTTTGGTATTTGTAACTCTTGTGGTAGGATTTCTACTTGGAGTTGTTTACACATCTAAATATTTAAGTGATCAGTATGATAAAAAAGATATTTAAATATCTGATAGTTTATTTTATAATTAAGAAAATCTTTAAAAATCTAAAATTTTAATCAAAAATGAATGATAACTTAGCATCTCTGTCTCCAATTACTCTTGTGAGACTTCAGGAAATACTTTCATTCCATACATGGGTACTACAGAGACTTAAAAGTCCTGCATACTTCGGGACACTTAATAGACTTCCAGAACACCATGAAGTAGAAACATTTATGGTAACTGGGGCAGATGATAATGATATAAAATGGTCTGTTATTTCTCTTGGACATGTAGTAAATGGAGAACTTCCTAAATTTGTTCTTGAAATGGACACTGATGAACTTGAACTTTTTATCCTTGAAAAACTTAAGAAAGGATATGAGGAAAGACTTAAACATTCAAGTGATGAAGTTTTATATAGAGATCTTGAAATTGTAAATTCTTTAATCTCTGGGTACAATGAGTAAACTTCAAAAGATGAAGCATGAAACTTTAACAAATGATCATGAAATCATCACACATGTTATAAATTCTACACAAAGCAGTGGAGAATATACAGTCTATGGACTCGATACAATATCTTCAAATCTTAAATATAATGGATTTGAAAAAGATGGAGAACCTTACGAGGGTAAACTTAAAGAAGTTACTTGCTCAGAATGTTTAACGATTATTAATTTTATAAAAAATCTGAAATAAGTATGTATACAAGATATGAAGCATACAAGAAGATGGAAAGTGAACTAGTACTGGATAAACTTTCTGAGATCAAAAGAATACATGATGAAATTACAAAAGATCTTGAAAAACCTGCGTATTATACAAAAATAGACATGCTTCCAGAAAGAGCAAAAGGTGGATCTTTTATGATTAGTAATACAAAAGAAGATGAAGTTATATGGAGGGTATCTGATCTTGATGGAAAGTATCTGTATGGAAAACTTTCTACTTTCTTACTTAAAGGTTCAGAGGATACTGTTCGAATGTATATGCTCACAGAACTTAAAAGAAATAATGATCTTTCATATAACATATATGAAAGAGAACTTACAAAGATTAAAGCAGAAATGGAAGAGTTGCAGAAAAAGTCAGATGAAGTGACTGCTGTAATTAAAAAACTTTCAGCGGATAGTTTTAGGATTCAAGAAATGATATTCATAGAAAAAGAAAAAGAAAATTTAATATGAAACTTGAAAATAAAATAAGCATAAAAGTAGACATTCCTGAGGGATATGAAATCTGCGTAGAAGAATCTACACTTGAGAACATTGTACTTAAAAAGAAAGAAGAAGATAAGAGAAAGAAACTTGGGAAAATTTCTGGATATTACATAAGTGTCACATCAGATATTGTAAAGGTATCAAATCTTGAACAGGCTTCTTTAACTAATAGAAATTTCTTTCCTACAAAAGAACTTGCACAGGCTAGCTTAAGCATTTCAGAACTTCTTCAATATTACTTTAAAAAATATAAAGACTTTCATCCAGATTTTACAGATAAAAATAGCAAATATATCATCTGTGTAATTAAGAATATAGTATCTTTGCAACAGACTGAAAATAAAAATGCTGTATTTGTTTTTGAAGATTATGATTCTGCATATGCATTCTATACAGAACATAAAGAACTTTTTGAACAGGCTAAACTCTTGTTATAAATAAAATTATGAAACGAAGTTTAAATTACATACTTTCTCCCTCTGAATTTTTACAGGAACTCAGAGGGAGAGGCATTTCAGACAGTACACTCAGAAGTGCCTCTGAGAAATGGTTTACAGAGACCTATGTAAAGAGAAAGACAAAACCTTTTGAACAGGATTCATCTGGGGCTGTTCTTCAGGTAGGTAAAATTTACTCATTTGATTACTCTGATCCAAAGTATAAAGAAGAACTGGATTTCTACTCGGCTCTTCCAATAATGCTCTGTATAGGTCATAGAAAGACAAAAGATGGTAAAGTAAATCCAATAGGTATAAATCTTACATTTATGCCTCCAAAAATTAGACTTGCATATTTGGACATAGTTTGGAAAAAATTTGATACTCTTATAATAAGAGGAAATATTCGAAAACTTATGGAGGGTAAAGACGGTAGACAGAGACTTCTTCCCCTGTTTTACAGTGTTAATAAAATGATAGCCAGAAATCTTGGTTGGGAATTTGCTATTCGTAGTTATATTCCATCAAGAATAAAAACAGAGCCAGAAATAATCACATATACTGATTGGTGGAAACTTTGTGTATTTACAAATAAATTCCTTGAAAAGAAGAATATTCAAGAAGTTTATTACTTGTATAAGAAAGCAATGAATCCAGATTATAAGATTGGAAAGAAAGAAAAACCTGTAAAGGTAGAAACTGTAACAATAAAAGAACTGAAAGAAAGACTTAGGAAATAGATAGAATTTTTCATTGTTATTAAATTTGAATTTTAAATTTAAAAAAGACTCCCAACTTACTATTATTCGGTTGGGAGTCTGCATATAAAAGAAAAAATTGAACGGTCTTTATTTAAACAAGAGAATATGTCTCCTGTTCATCAGAATACTTAACATAACCCAAAGTGTCGAGCATATCAAGTGACTTTAAGATTCCATCATCTGGAAAAGCAGGAAATACCTGTCTAAGAAATTCCAAAGTTACTGTCTTCTTTTTAGGTTTATAGAATCCAAAATAAAGAATGGAATCTGGCTCTGTATCAATTACAGATGATGTAGTAAATTTCATAGGTAAATTCTCTACATCTTCTACATCAATAAGTGTTTTATATTTTTTAAAATAATCTGCTATTGTCATCTCTTTTAAAATTCAAGTGAATTAATATAATCCATGTCTTCATCTTCATCATCATTTTCAAAAACCTGATGTTCATCAATTTTATCATCTTCTCCAAAAGAGAATGCAGGTTCAATATATTTGTCAAGTTTATGAAGTACTTCATCTGTAAATACAACATCATTAAAAAGTTCTTTAAATTTAACTGTTTTTCCAAGATGTTCAACAGCGTACGCTGGACTTGAAGCATTTGGAACACCGATGTAGTACTTTGGAAGATCTGCAAGTTCAAGAACACTGTCTGATACCATATATTTTCTGTTCTCTAAGAGACCATCTGCCTCATCTACAACTACAATATGTCCAAGTTCAATTGCTCTTTCAAAATTTCTAATAGCATATGTTTTCTCATCTTTATTGATGACATCATATACCTGCTTGAAAGTGAAAGGAGTAGAAAGAAGTTCATCTTCTTTAAGAACTTTCTTATCTATAAGTTTTTTATGAATATAGAAGTAATCCATCAGTCTACCTTTTCCAATTCCACATCTTTCTATACTTACAAAATGTTCAAGTCCAAGATATGGATTCATTCCTTTTAAGAAATCAATTTTCATATAGATATCGACAGGTTTTGTAAATCTACCCTCTATATTTTTAGAAGTTACAATAATTCCTGTCTTCTTCTTAAAGGAAGCATCATGTTCATCTGAGTGGTCTTCTTTTTCAAATTTCTTTTTAAGATATGTGATGAAAGAAGAATAATAAATTGTACCCTGTCCTCCATTTACCACAGTCTCTTTATAATTGCCCATAGCAGAATCTCTTTCATAAACATGGGCTGTACATATCATTGGAATATCAAGTTTTCCAATTCTTTTACTTGCAATATTGTACATCTGTTTAAGTTCTCTGGCAAGAGATCCCATATCTGTTTTTATATCTCCTGCTTTAGCATCTTTAAGAGTTTTATCCGATACAAGAGCAGAAATAGAATCGACAACAATCATTATTTTTGGAATTTCTTTCCCAGCCTCTTTGGTCTGTAAGAGAGATTCTGTAAGTTTTACAATAGATGTTGTGATTTCATTTGGAGTTTCGGGCTGTATAACTCTTAGCATTTTTTCATTTACATGCTGACTTTTAAATCTATCTTTATCTGGGGAATTTTCTGTCTCATAAAGAACTACAAAATAACCCTCTTTCTGTGCATTTGCTATTATGTTTAAGGTAAGAAAAGACTTCCCTGTTTTTGGATCTCCTGCAATAGTTACAATTCTCCCAGTTGGAATACCTTTAAAAATACTACCTCCAATCTGAGCATTAAAAAGATAACAACCTGTGTGTATCCAATCTTTAATTCCTGCTTCTTGATAATTTTCAAGAACAGTACCATCAATACCGATACTGGACAAGTGATCATTTATCTGTCCATAATCAGTATGGTTACCTGTAAAATTTTTTACTTTTGCCATATGCTTTTATTTTTTAAAATATTCTTATAAATAATACACTTTAAAAATGGATACATATTCAGATATATTTCTTGCTTAATAAGTACATATCCCAAATATTTTCTCCATGACAAAACAAGAATTTGTTGAACATTGTATACTGATGGCTACAGATGGATATTCACTTCCTGCTGTCAGTAACATGAAATATGCTGAAAAACTTGTAGATACAGTAGCCAGAAGATTTTGGGACAATGATGACAGATGTAGTTATCCAGATCTCTTAATTCTTAAACCAGATCTCTTATCTACATGTCTATATAAACAAAAAAGACAGATACTTCTTCCAGAATGTGTAATTGCAGTGACTAAACTTTCACATGCTGTACCAGGGTGGGCAAATGACATCATCTGGGACACAGACTTTGGTGCACAATCTTTCCTTTATGCAAGTATGATCTGGGGTAATACAGATTCCATGCTTTCAAGTGTGGCACTTGCCAGTACACAAGAATTTAGAAACAGATTCATTCTGGATACAATCGGTTATAACTATAATGAGTATACAAAAGCACTTACTGTAAGAGGTGCTACTCTTCCAGGTAGAGATCTTGTAGCAGAGATAACTGTAACTATTCCCCAGGAGTATCTTTATTCTATGGTAGATTTTGAAGATTATGTTGTTGGAGAACTTAAAAAGAATATAAGTAGAGTAATTGGATTCAGTAATGTTAAACTTCTTGGTGGATTCTCTCTTGAAATATCTGATCTCCGTAGTGAGGGAGAAAGTATGATAGAAAAAATTGAGGAGAAATGGAAAGCACAAGAGGAAGATGCTGGATTTATGATATTTGATTAAAAGATGAAAGAGTTACTATTTTTTAATAATAAAGGAGAACAATTACACTTAAGTACCACAGATAAGAAAGATTACTACTCAGGTACAATCTTTCTTGAAAGCAGTAGCGTAGGTCTTGTAGCATCTGAGAGTTTACATATTGTAGAAAAAATAGGAGAAAACTTTGGTTATCCAAAGAGTAAGGAGGATATAGAAGTAGGTACAGAATTTTCTGCTATTAAGTTCTATGATGTAAAAGAAAATTCTGTAGTAGAACTTTCAGAAAGTAAAACTCTTTCTCCTGTTGAATCTTTTCCAAGTACTTCTCTCCGTATAAATTACCTAATTGAGGGTAAAGAGGCTGGTGTATATACAGATTACATTTTTATAAAGATAGATGATGTTCTTATCTCTCTTACTCTGCATGCAGAATTTGTAGGAGAAGATGACAGACTTGTAGATCTTCTTTCAAATATCGGAGAAGATATCGGAGAAGAGGAGTATAAAATTCTTAGAGATACTGATATAACAGGAGCAGGTATTGACTTTAAAAAACTAAATGCTAAGCGTAAAGAGTTCTTACTTGAAGCACATAATATAAAACCTTTTATAGGAAGTTATAAAGGTGTTTTAAATATACTTAAATTTTTTGGGTACTATGATCTTAGAGTAAAAGAATACTTCAAAAATATAAAAACTGGAGTAGGTAGTTATGAACCTGTAGACAGTTATGAAAAACATGGAAATAATATAATCAATGGTGTCTTACAAAAGACATCTATGTTTGGACTCTTCTATGATATAACAGTTCCAGATGGCTTTGATGAATTTGGAGCTGAAAAGAGAAAGAAAAATTTCTCTTTTTCAAATGATGAAATTATAATAAAGTTATTTGCCTTGCAGAGGTATATCAAAAATAAAGGTATAGGTGGAGCAAGTAAACTTATTGATATAGTAGGAGAACATTACTTCTCTTGTACAAATCTTGTAAGTACTTGGGTGGATAAAACACGAAGTTGTGTAATTGATGAGGGAGAAGATGTAAAAATGGAGATCCTGTCTGGGAAAGTTGGTTATTTAAAAGATCTTAGAAATGATCTGCTTAAGTACTCTTACGGAGAGGACAGGGATTTTCACACTGGTTTCGATCCAAAGAGTCACACAGCACTTGGATACTTCTCACATATGGATCTTTCATCTTGGGAGGTTAAAGAAGATAAGAAAGTAATAATTGGTCATTTACTTAAAGTATCACATATTACATTTGATAAAGATTGGACAGTTTTTGATATTACTTGGGAAAGGTTTAAAGGAGAAGATAATATCACTTGGGACAGGATGTTCATTAATGATTATTATGAGGTTAAATGGACAGTCCTTATGCTGGGTGGAAAGACAAAAACAAACTTTAAATATGAAGAGGTTCAAAAAATAAAAACAATCAATACCCTGGAACTTATTCTTCCATACTCAGGGACTTACTCTGTAAAATGTGAAGTCTTTAAGTATGGTGGTCTTATTCTTTCAAAAACTGATTATGTAGAAGTAAGAGTACCAGAAGTAGATTTCTACCATATTTACAAATATGTAGATCCAAATTTACAGAGATGGCAGGGTATGAAAAATCTAACTTGGAAAGATTTGGAGGGAGACTTTGAGACCATTTATAACAATGGAGCAGTCTTTGAAGACACAGAAAAGGTTACTTCTTATAGTTTCTCGCTCCCACCGTACGCAAAGTCCCTCATAGGAGACAAAAGGCTCGAAGATAGTACGACTGTGTCTTGGAAAGAACTTGGAAAGTCTACTTGGGATCAATCAACTTACCTAACTTGGGAAAATTGTCTGTTCCATACTTCTACCCATCAAAAAATAATAATAGACTCTATAGAACTTGGTGGTGGATATCTTATGCTGGGTGGATATCTAATCTATGTTCCAAAAGATATTACCACACTCGAAAGTTTAGCTGTGTACCTCAGAGAACAAGGACTTGAAGAAGCCATAAGAGGACAGATAAATTACAGGAAAGCAGACCAGGGACATGAATTTATAGATATTGTTGTAACTACCCATGATAATGGTAAAAATGGTATACTTTGGGGAAGTGATTTCTTGGGTATAATAAGTGATAAAAATAGAAGCAGTTGGGAAGATTATAATATCTGGGACAGTTGGAAAATCTGGGAAAATCTAAATTGGAATATACTTTTTGAAAGTTGTCAGCCAACTTCAAGACCTGGATATTTTACAAATGCAAATACGATACTTAGACAGTCCAGCAGTGTAATTCCTCCACTTACAAATGTGTTCTTTACTGTAGATGCAAGTTCAATGGTTGCTCCTGAATACTTTAAGTGGGAACTTCTTGTGGGAGATAAAGTGATTGCAACTTCTGATACAGAACTTTGGAGTTATACATTTATAACACCTGCTGTATATAGTGTAAGATGTTCTATAAGAGACAAAAACAATAATGAAAATATAAAGATGAGAGAAAATCTCATAACTGTACTTAGTAGTGAAGCATTTACTCAGTACTTACTTGAAAATAAAAATACTCAGATATGACAGATAATCAAAGATTTATAGATAGACAAAAAATAAAACTTGTTGGAGCAGATACTGATCTTTCAAGTAGTAGAAGAATTATAAATGAAAATTTTAAACTTCTATCAGAAGAAGTAATTAAACTTAAAGATATAAATAGCCTTTCTAAACTTACATTTCCAAGTACACTCTCAGCAGGAGATATGATGATGCTTAGAGCAGAAAGAGATGGCAAATTCTCTATTGTAAAAAGTCAAGTTGGTATTGGTACAAAATATAAATTTGTTGGAGAAACTATAACTATTCCAAAAAATCATCAATATATTGTAACCAAAGTAGAACTTCTAAGTGGCAGTCAAATTATACAGGAGCCAGGTGGAGAACTTATAGTACTTGAACAGGAGATAGAAGTAAATCTTAAAAATAAGGAAATTGCTGAACTTACTACCACAGGAAAAACAATTGTAAGTGCCATAAATGAACTTAAAAACAAAGTAGAAAATATAAGTTCAAGTGGAGGTGGTTCAGGTTCTTCATCTACTGAGGAAAGCAACATAGTAAAAGGTAACAATTTTAAAAAACAATAATAAAACATGGCATATTACGATACAAAAATAGCAAGTAAATTCCAATATGTTCTTGGAAATACTGATGATCCTGTTCCTACTGATGAAATGGGGATTAAAACCAGCATGATAGTTAAACAGGTAAGTAATGAAGAATTTGATCTTTATGCTACTGATGGTGTAGGATCAGTTCTTAAACTTAGAACACCTAAAAATATAAATCCAGGACTCTTAGAACCACAGGATAAAAATAAACTGTCTGGAAAAAAGATTTCTTTCATAGGAGATTCAATTACTTCATGGGGTACAAATTCTACAGAATATAACTCAGATACTGGGTATGAATTTGAAGATACTTGGATGGGAAAATTCCTTGCTCTTACAGGAGGTGTAAAAGGTAAAATGGATGGACAACCTGGTACAGCCATTCAGGCTATAATTCATAATGGACAACCATATAATACTACAATACCAAGAGTAGATGATATATCAGAAGATACTGATTATATCATTATCTTTATGGGTGCCAATGATCAAAGAAATATGAACAGTGGAGATTATAAACTTGGAGAAATAGCCAAGAAAGGATCACTTGGAGAATTTAAAATAACAAATGAAAATTTTAAAAGTTTCTTTGGTGCTTATCAACTTTTCCTTGAAAAATTACTTTCCAAGTATCCAAAATCTAAGGTAATTCTTATGACTCCACTTAAAAGTTTTAAACCAAATGAACAAGTGGATAGAAATCCAGAATCTGACAAGTATGCAGAAGCAGTAATATCGATTGCCAAACTTTATGGTCTTCAATATATTGATACAAGAGAAATAGGTATTAACAATTACAATCATGAACTGTTCTTTATAGATGGACTCCATCCAAATAAAGATGGTCATAAAATTCTTGGTAAATTTGTAGCAAGTAAAATTCTTGAATTTGGTACAGTAGGAACAATTGACAGTAATGAATATTACACAAAGTCTCAAATTGATGAAAAACTTAAAAGTTTATCAAAAGGTGGAGCAAGTAGCCAGGCTTCTCCACAGAAAGAACTTATTATAGGTGGAGCAAACCTTGTAGAAAATTCTGCACTTCCCAAACTTACACCAAATAATACAGGACTTGGACTTCCAGTTGTAATGAAAGATGAGACAGGATACTTCGTTAGATATACGCCAGATCCAGATAAAGTAGTTGCAAACTATGGATTTTTCCTTGCAGGTAGCAACTTGGGTAATCATACAAGAAGTATAGATATTAGACATTCGCACACATCAAATATAAATATCTGGGGTAAAAGCATTCCTCCTGGTTCTTGGGTAAGAATTAAACAAGAGAATTTTACAGCACCAAGTGGCTGGATGGGAATAAATTGCGATACACCAGGTGTAACTGTGGATCTTAGAAATTACAAAATTGAACTTGGAAATAAAGCAACAGATTGGATTCCACACCTTAATGAATATAAACTTGGTGTATCTGATCATATGATAGACACTGTACTTCCCTGGAATACTGCCTTAAATATTGTAGGAGAAACTAATGGAGAAAATGATAGAACAATGTATGGAATACCAAGAATAGAAAGTATTGCAGAAATCCTTGAGTTTAAACTTGTTCAACTCAGTGGAACAGTTACAGAAGTTAAAGGCTTAAAAGCTATAACAACAACAGCTGGTAGAATTGGTATACCATTTAAAGCAAAAGATGTTGGATCTCCTACAAAGGTATATATAAAAGCACTTCTTAAATAAAGAAATATTACTTTTTAAACATAAACTTTAATTAGAACAAAGCCCAAGTCTAAGATCTTTATAGACTTGGGCTTTTAAGTAGACACATATTAATTAGAACAAATGTAAGGAAAGATCCTTATTCCTTAGTATCTTTATTTACCGACTCATTTTCTGAGGTTTTATATTCTTCTATGAAGTTGTCATATTCTCTTATAATCTGAGCAGATTTCTTTCTTGGAAGTGATGACATTAGAAATTTCTTAATCTGTAAAACAGTAAGTCTGTCCATATAGTTATCTTCTATAAGTTGAGAAGAGAGTACTGAGTAGTAAGGTTCTGTCTCTGTTATAGGAAATTCATCAAGTATAGAAAGAATTTTTAAAGTAAATTCTTGATTTATCTTATAAAACTTATTATTTACAATAGTATTCATTGGTAATCGGATTTAAACAAAGTATAGAAATGTTATCAACTATACCAAGAGCATAATACTTAGAATAAAGTAATTTCTGCGAAAGTGCACCAAGTCCATCTACTTGCATAAGATAAACTTCTACTGTTGTATCTTTAAGTCTAATTTTATCTTTAAATAAGATATCCATCATCTGATTATGTTCCATAGATGTCTTTGTAGAATCTATGGTAATAACAAGTGGAGAAGAAGATTGTTTAATTTTTCCCTCAGATGAATGAATGACATATCTTGAAGTTGCAGGGACTAAATTTGTAACAGGATCAGTGATTGTATTTCCAATAGAGAAAGTAGCATAGTGATTACGAAGTTTACTTTCCCCAGTAGGTGTAATAGAATCTACTATAGTTCTACTGTCTCTTATAGAATCTGAAATCTTTACAAGTTCCTCAGAAAGTGCAGAAGAATCTACATATTCTCTTATAATACTTTTAAGCTCGTTTACCTCTTTCTGTAGGGATTCATTTTTGAGCATAATTTCTGAAGCAATACTCTGTAACTTCTCATTGTAATTAAAAAGTTTGATATTGTCTCCAAGTAAAGTATTACAAGTTTTATTAAGTGTAATAATCTCCTTTATGGAATTTTCAAAAAGTTCCATAGAAAATGTATTGTAATCATTTACAGAAACTTCATAGACAGGAGTAATTGTACGAGTATCATTGGAAAGTTTAATATTTACACGGATACCAATTCCATTACCTTGATCTCCTGTTACATCTGAGGATTTATATTTCTTTGTAGTGGCAATAGTAGAAATACCTACGCCAGTTGGAACAATATCTTCAAGAATAACAAATCCATAAAGGTTTGTAGCAAGAATATTGTCCTGAGAATCTACAATATCATAGAAGATAGCAACTGCATTATATTCAAAAGAAGTAGCACTTCCAGAAGAGTTTAAATCATTAAAACTCTGTGGAGCATTATTTGTAAGAGAACTCACATAAGATTTAATATCCAGGTCAAGTTCTATACCGTCAAGATTACTACGCTTGAATATAGTAGATTTTCCATTTCTTACTCTTGTAATTTCTATAGTAGAAACATCAGAGAACTCAGTATCTGTAAAGTATGCATTTGTTCTTACAGATGCTCTATTTCCTATCCAAAATTTGTTCTCTGGCTTAGTTGTGTACTTAAATACTCCCTCAGGTACATCAGAGTCATAAAGTGCCTGTACAGAGACTCCATTTCGAACTCCTGTGGTATCAGAATCTCTTCCATTAATATATTCGATACCTGCTGACTTCTTTACAATAGTCATTCCTGGGTAGTAGTTTTTATCACTGACAGAACTGAAAAGTACAGTAGGTGTTGAACCATTTACACTTGGAACATGCAGGTAAAGTTCAGTAGATGAAGAAGATGATGCAAAATTTGAACCTACCATATCAATATGGCCAATATATTTTACAACTCTTGAATAAGTATCTGAATCGAGTTCTTCTATAAACTTATTTCCATTATTTCTTATGGAATCTGGGGCTTTTATAAATCTGATAGCACCAAGTTCTTTAAGCCATTTAAAGAAGACTCTCTGAGATACTGTTCTTGCCTCATCTCTTTTATATTCATCAGATGACAAAATTAAGGCTTCAAGATTCAGAAGATAGTTCTGTATAGTTTCTGAGAAATCTATGATGTCTGTATCAAGTGGACTCGTTCCAACAGCACTTCCCTGTACTGCTTTTCCCTCTATATTATCTGGAGTAATTGTATTTTTAAGATTAGTGCTTGGAGCAATAGCAGGAAGATTAAGTAGTGCAAAATTTGAAAATTTAAATTTTCTATCTGTGGCACTAGTGATATTCAAGTTCATATCTTCATATGCACTTTGAAATGTTATCATAGTACCTCCTTTTATTTTTTGTATAAGTGGTGTAGTAGTCATAAGAATTAAACAGTTGTAGTTTTAGTATATTGCATTTCTACTGTGATATCAAAAGAGAAGAGATCTGGAACATTCTTTACAAGAAGATCCACTCCAATAGTTTTTGAATATACAAGGTTAGATTTTGTAGTAGTACCTCCTATTCTTCCTATACCATCATCTCCTGCTCCGTAGTAATCGGTCATTCTACATTGGAAGATAACTGGAATAAGAATAGGTTCTGTTTCAGAAGAAAGAATTTTCCCTGAATTATAAACAATACTTTCTGAAGACAGGGTAGCAGGTGTTGTAGGTGCAAGATAAAGGAATGCACCACAAGTATCTTCTCCAATTAAGTATTTGTCATTAGCAGAGAATCCAAGTTTCTTTGGAAAATTTCTAAGAGTTGCTGAGTTCTCTACTGGTGTAAATGGAGAATATCCAAGTTGGACAGTATCTCTTGCCATATATTTAGAAAGTATAAATGGTGGAGTGTATACAGCACTTGGATTGGACAGAGAATTTACTGTCTTCTTAGGAAGTGTAGGTGTACTGTCTGAAAGTCCGTAGTATAGTCCAGTAGTATCTTGAATTATAGTTTTGATATCTGGGTGGTTCACATGTATACAGAACGAAGTAAGTCTACCTCCTCCAAGATTTGTAGCATTTCTTGAACCATTCCAAACAAATGATTCTTCTGTACTTCCAGAAGAGAAATCTGGAAGAATATTTCCACCAAGTGGATCTACCAGAGTAAGTTCAGTATTTAGAGTAATATCTCTATTTCTTGAATAAAGAATTTGTCCCTTAGTCTGTGGAGTTTGAAAATTGGAATCCACCTGTGTAGGACTTGGGTTCTTATAATCTTTATAGAAATCTGAATTTCTAAGTGTTCCTGTCATAAGAACAGGTACTGTCCAATATTTTCTATAATACGAATATTCTTCTTTAGAATGTAAATATCCAGGATATGGAGTCTGTGATACATCTGGAAGTCTATCTGAATTTACACCAGGTACAAAACTTACAAGTTCGATAGGTGTAGTAGTCGGATTAGACAGTCTAATGTAGTAAAGTTTAGAGACAATCTCTCCTTTCTTTATAGAAGATGTAGAAATAAGATCTGTATAATATCCAGCAAATATCTTATTTGTAGTATTGTTACTTACAGTAGAAATTAAAGTACCATCAGAAGATAAAAGTTCAACTTTAAGTTGTCCTTGTTTCTGATTTATAATTGACATAAGTTTTTCTATATTTGTAGAATGGTCAAGAAGTATATCAGAAACAGATTTTGGTTTGTTCTCTGGTGTTCTAAATGTAGTATAAATAGTATCTGCTGAGTGAGAATAATCTCTTTCTCCTATATTAATAGAGTCAGTTGCATGGTCAAGTAGTTTAAGACTGGCAAGTTGAGTTTTAAGTTGTAAGATGATTTTCTCATTAGAGATATTTTGAAGTAGTGTATCTGTTTCTCCAATTAGAGACTCTGGAAATTCTACCACAATAGATTTGCTCCATTCACTGGTGGTCTTTGTAGTCGGATATCCAACAGAAGAAATTGATTTACATCTTATTTCTACTTTTTCTCCCTTAGTGATTGGTATTTCTACTTGGTTAGAATTTATATTGTCAACAGAAGAGTAATCTTCTGGGATCCAATTCCCATTTGTATCTCTATCTCTGGTTTTTGTAGGTAAGGATATCCACTTACTCATTACAGCAGTAGTAGTTCCACTGCCTGTGTTTATGGTAGTTGGAGAATATGAATCAGTTACAGTGTCTGTACTTGAAAGATATCTATATTCAATATCAAATCCAATGATTTCCTGCTTAAGACTTTCATCTCCATTTTCTGTTTCTTTTGGAGCAGGAATATCGATGAATCCTTTAATATGGTACTTAGGAGAAAATTTTATATCTTCTATATTAGCAGATAGGATATTTTCTATAATAGAAGAAATCTCTGTTGTGATAGATTTCTTAGTTTCTACAAGAGTAGCAATCTCTGTGGTAATAGTCTTATATTCAGTATCGGAAGAATATTGTCCAAGAAAGAGTTTTGTTCTATTTGTAGTAAGAGCAAGTTCTGTAACTTTAAGATCTTGTTCAAGTTTAAGTTTATTGCTGTACTGTCTTGAAAGCAGGTCAGTTTTATCTTTTGATGCTTTATGTGAATTTACAATAGAAACTACAAATTTATCTTTGTCAAGAACAGGGACAGCAGGTGGAACAAGTCGAGAAGTTGGAACAAGTTTCTCATTTGTGAGGTATTCAAGAGTATCAAGAACTGATGGAGATGAACCTTTATAAGAAAGCATTGTCTCTTTTTCTGAACTGCTTCCATTTTTTAGTTTATCTACATTGATTACAGTACCTACGCTCCACTCATTACTTGCTATACTACCTGATGGATTTATATTTTTTGAAAAAAGTACAATTACTCCATTTTTTACAGGATATTCAATGTAATTTTTAGAATAGACAGTACTGAAAAGTTTAAGTTTGTGAGTAACACTTACAGTAATAGAGCCTGTACCAGAATATGGAAGTAGGGCAATATAAGAGTTATCATAATCTATAAATGTAACTTCAAAAATATCATTTTGAGTATCTGTTGTATAATGTAATTTGTCTCCAACAGATAGTCTAATTTCTCCTCCTGTTTCTTGATCTATAAAATAAAGAGTGTTTACCTTATAAAGAAGTCTGTTTACAGAAGTATCTCCAATAAGTACAGAATCTTTTTTAGTATCCAGAATAGAAAATTCTCCTGTGTATTTAAGTGTTCTATATTCTATATTTTCTACACTTTCAGAGGTAGAAAAAGGTATACTGTTTGTAGAAAGAACATTTAAAAGGTCACTTTCCGAAAGTGTTTTTGTAGAAAGTAAGGATTTAAGGACAGGTGCACTTTCCCTGGAATCAAGTTCATACTTTTTTATAAGCATAGAATCTTGACCATCTGGAACAGGGATTCTTATATAAGTTGGATTTGCTTCAAGTTTTTGATAAAGAGCATTTTTATCTTTTGTATAAAAATATTGAACATCTGGAATTGCTTTACTCTCTAAACTTATAGGTGGAGAACTTAGGTAAAGTGTTTTTGGAACAGCACCATTTGTTTTAATTACAGTAGTTCCAAATTCTATACCAAGAAGATCATTATAACTATGTTCAAGTTTTTTAATTTTTTCTATAAGATAAGCAATACTTGGTATCTTATACTCTGTTATAGATCCAGAGTTATCTGTAAATTCCACTGTAAGTGCAGAATCAGATTCTGTATAGATACTACGAAGTCCAGAAAGTGTAGATATGATATTCTTATCAGTTCTGAGCATCATTGTAAGTAGCGTATCTATGGAATTTTTCTTAATGTTGTCCATATATCCGAAATGTTTGGTTATATATATCCAAATATATAATCGAAATATTTAAAAATCTATGAGCACCTTAAAGATTCAAAAAATCGAAATGACTGAATCTCCATACTATGCTCCAGGGAAAATTAATGACAATTTTGACTTGGTAAGTAAAGAATTTGGAAAGATTCTAAGTGTGGTAAATTACGAAACTAATGTCATAAGTACAAATACATCTGTAAGTAAACCAGGTGGAGATAGTGTAATTACTGGGAGAACAGTAATTACAGGAGACAAAGGTACTCTACTTTCTATACTTCCAGGTGGAGATAGTAATATCTCAGGTAGTGTTCTTTCTATTGAACACGATGGTACAATTAAAGCACCTGTTCTAATTATAGAGGGAAATGAAAAATCTACAATTAAAAAACTTAAAGTTGAGACACTTGAAGTTGAAGATATAAATATTTCTGGGGCTATGGATTATGGTGCTATTACCATTGGAAATACACCTGTCGTACTTTCTGTAAATTCAAATAATGTAGGAGAAAGTGCAAGTACTAAACTTGATATAAGTTCTGCAAGTTATGTGATGCTTGATTGTAGCAACAATAATACACAACTTACTCCTGGAAACACTGCTCTTATCTCGATAGATGTAAATAATATTAAAGTAAATCAGATTATAAAACTCCAACTTTATAAAAAGAATGGAACAAATACAAACTTGGGAATCTTAAACCCTGTGGCAAATAGAATCTTCCTTAATGTTTCTACAAGTACAGGATATGAACTTGTTCAAGGTAATCCAATGTTTGATGTTTCAAAAGGAGATGGATACATCGAGGTACAATGTGTAGAATTTAATGGAAGTAAAAAACTTCTTATTACAGGAAGTAAACACATTACAGGAATATAAGCATTTTTTAAATATATTTCATTATAAATTAATTAAACTAACAATTGGGAGATGAGAGAAATTTTCATCTCCCAATTTTTATATTGGTAAATACTCTATGAAAGCACTGATACGCACAAACATTAAACTTAGTGGTAATATAAAGATAACTGTTGGAGATAAAGGAAGTACTCTTCTTGTAGGTACTTTGGATTCTCTTGAAAGATCAGAAAATATACAGGCAGGTACTTCATTTCCTCAGGATGTCTCTACCTTATCTAAAATTCTTGGATATACAGGACTTCATTCATTTGGAAAAAATGAACTTGAACTCCCTGTAACAGAATCAGATACAAGATATCTTTCAAACAGTTATGGGTGTCTAAGAAATGAAGATTTTAGAATTAAAGATGATTTTCGGATTTTTGCTCCATTTTGGGTAGAGAAAGAACTTCCAAAGTATTTTCTGATTTATAAATGCAAGGTAATGTATAAAGATCTCTATGAGACAATTAAGAGCAGTACTCTCATTGAGCAATATAATCTCACTTCTGGATCTCTTGGTAAGTATCTTTCTTCTATAACTCATAACAAAGATAGGAAAGAACTTCCTGTTTACTTTAATGTTAAATCAAAGGAAATGACTTACTTTGGTATAGATACAAAGACAGGTGTTTTTACTTCTAAAACTGAGCCACTTAAAGATAGTGTTGGTATTGTAACTCTTGATGATGAATACATTATATCTGGATTTGAAAGACTTGGACTAATCTCTACTTCTATACTAAATCTTGAATTTGGATTCTCTGATGAAAGTGATGATACAGGGAAGTGGATATACTTTGGTGTCTACTCTGATGTAGAGGAAGTAGAGGAAGTTGTAATTGATACAGAGAAGACTCTTGAAAATCTAAGAATACCACATACAAAGAATATAGTGCCTTTCGGACTTGAAAAAGTAAACAAACTTATATTTAGAAATGAAATTAAAAAGGAAAAGGGTATACAGATCATTAAAAGTGAAGATGATTTACTCTATGATTTTTATAAAAATGAAGATGGAAGCTGTATACTTGAAACACCAATGGATATTTCTCCACTTCCTAAAATAAGTATACCATCTGAGTATGATGAAGCAAAAGGTAGTTTTGGATTTTTGGAAGTTGTCGGAGAACTGGACTATGGAGATTCTGTTTATATTAGAAAAAATGGTACTATCATATCCGAAATCGTAGCAGATGATCTTCCACTTTTGGAGGAACATACAAATGGTAAGGCTACCGATATGATATTCAATCACAGAGGTACAAAATCAGAAATTACAAAAGCAATAGCACAGGCTATAAGAAATACACTTGATGAAGATTCTACTTTGGAAGTTGTAGAACTTAAAGAAAATATTCTTATAAGAGAACTCTACTACTCTACACATAAGTGGGAGATTATTTCTACAACTGAAAACATAAAAACTATAAATTTATCTGGTGGTGGAAAAGATGATGGAAGTCGAGTAGTTATTCCAGTAGAACATAGCACAAAAATCTCAAAAGATGATTATCTGCTTACAAAAGATGGATACTCAGAAGTTATAAATGTTACAAGTAGCATAAATGATATAAAAATTGTAGATTCAGTTGCTCTGTCCATAGAAAATGAAAAAGATAGCATATATTACGGAGTAGAGGGACATAAAATAATGCACGAGAAAGGACTTCTTACTCCATATAGAAGACCAAAAACTGTAATTTGTACACTTAAACCTCTTTCAATTGTAGATTTTGCATTCTTCCAAACAGAAGATGTGGAAAATTTAAGAACTGAGCATACAGAGTTCTATGCTATAAAAGAAATTAAAGAAAATGAGAGATATTTTGTATTTGGAAATGGTTCGGTTGCTTATAACAGAGTAAGATATTCATCGGGTAGTAGTTTTGTAGGAGTAAAAGGTTATACATCATATAGAGTACTTGAGGGTATTCCGACAGTAGTTCCAGAAATTACAAATAACGATCTTGAACTTAAAACATTCCCTGGACTTTCAAAAATAGAGGGAGATAAACATAAGAGCAGACACATAGAATATTCAGAATATTCAATTCTTGAAGAGAGAAAACTTAGAGAACTTCTTTATAAAAATAAAGTTTATCCATATATTTGTAGATGGAACATTAAAACCTCTGAACTTTCTACAAATGTAGTTCCAAGAATTTCTACAAACCTTACACATGGTGTTTCTATGGGTATTCCATCAATTACTACAAAGATACCTACCCCAGAACTTCACACACATGAGTGGTATCATTTAGGTGGTACAAAACAAAAAGGAGCATCATACTACGCAGATAAATTTTCTGTTCTGGATTTTACAAAGACTCCTGGATACTTTGAAAATTATTACTTAAAGAATAAAGCAACAAGTGGATATTCAGTTATAGATGAAGAGGGTAATGTCTTTTTTAGAGGTGTTCACTTGAATGTAGGTAAAAATTTTGCAGGATATAAATTTTCTGTACTTCTTCAAGTGAACAATGAACTTCTGACTCCACTTAAACATTCTATTCTTATAAATGAAGATGATAGAGCAATACAAGTACTCTCAGAAGTTACTCTTGAAGATTATAAAGTAGAGGGTGGACTTTCTTATAGTCTTCTTTATATGATTAAATCTTTAAAAACTAAGCATTCTGATGGAAAGATTAAGTATGGAAAGAAACTTAGAATACCAAATACAGGAGGCGTAGATTTCGTAGGTAAAGATAATCTTTATGGAGTAGAACTTTATAACAGAGTAACAGGAGTCAACTTTACAACTGGATTTCTTCAGTTTTCTTCTCCTTTACAAATTAAAGATTGTGTAAAAGAGAATGATAATAAAGACTATGGTACTCTAATTGGATATACAAATACAGGTACTCTTGTAAGTACTAATGATAATACAGAAACAGGAGATAAGTACAGAATTCAGTCTGATTATGGAAAAGAATTTCCTATGATTACCTCTGTAGAAAAGACAGGAATCATTACAAAAGATTATTCAGGGAAAAATCTTTATTTTATATCAGACTTCTCATTCCCTGTACTTAGACTTTCTACTTTTGAAGAACTTAAAAGAAGTGTAGATCTTCGGGAACTTAAGTGGATACAGGTAAGTGGAGGTAAAGAATACTATTCAAAAATAATGGAACTTATCTCTGCAAGTGCTATTCTTGATGCTTTAACATCTGGAATAAAAACTGATTATTCATATTTTTATAAGATATCAGATGGAGAAAGTATACCTATTTCTCCTATAAAAATGGAAGTCTTTCCTGCTCACTCTATGGAAGTAAAGAAAGAATATTTTACAGAGGAGAAGAGTGAACTTATCCCTGCACTTTCTACCACAGTTTCTTACTTCGAAGTTAAAAGCAAAGATATAAGTGGGATAAAAATAAACAGAGTGTCAGGATGGGGTATCCCAGAATTTAAGGAAATAATATCTTTTAAAAAGGAAGATAGAGATTTCTCTTGGAATGATCTTAAACACTCGGATGGTACTTTAAAAGTTAAAAATTGGAAAACTTTCTCTATGTCATGGAATGATCTTCTAAGTAAAGTAAAAGGTACAGAAGTTACCTCTGGAGAGACCTTTGAACTCACAGAATACAGAAAATCTATGAGAAAGGATTTTAAAACTGTAGAAAGGATCTATCCAGAACTTGGAGAATATTCTATTGAGAAGACAAGTGTAGTACCAACTATGCAGGATAATATAGATGTAGTAGAGAAAAGAGAGTATCTTTGTTCTAAGTGGTACAAAATTCCAAGAAATATAAAAATAGAAAGTACAGGTATGGTAATGGTACTTGATCATTCAGAAAACACTATCACACTTAAGTACTCTTTCCTTAGTATTTTACAAGGAATGCTAGATATTGAAGACAGAGATATACTTAAAAATATACTTAGACTTTACAAGGTTACCCCTGTCATCTATGGACTTGAAAGCGTAGATACTGAAATCGAAGCAGAACTTGGTTTCGAGGATATTCTGAACGCTGGTTACACCGAGTACAAGATACATACAAGGCAAAGTCCAGAGGTAGGAGAAATAACTGCTTCTATTAAATCTGGAACTAATCTAAGAATTTATACTATAATAAAATTACACAGAATATGAGTAAAAGAAATTTAATATTTCCATACTACCCAAATCTGGTTCTCAAACGACTTACGCAAGATACTACTGTAGCAGAACTCATTGAAGTATTCAATTACAACTTTGAGCAGATCTATATACATAAAGGTATCAAAGGAGAAAAAGGAGATACAGGTAGTCGAGGAATTCCAGGACTTACAAGAAAAGGAGAAAAAGGAGAAAAAGGAGACAGGGGTAATCATGTTACAGTAACATCTACTACAGGTATCCAGGATGGAGACCCTGTTACAGAATTTAATCCAGATGGTACACCTAAAAATCCTGGAGATATAGTAATGTCAGCAGATGGAAGTGTATATTCTGTCTATTCTGATGATGGTGTTCTTAGATATAAGAAAGAGATGAGCCTTATAAATGTAAATAAGGATCTCTTTAAAACTATAAGAACATATAAAGAACTTGGACATATAATTCAGGGTCACACAATTAAAGATTATAACACAGATGGTATTGTGGATAATACTGTAATGCTGGGTACACCTGTGCACGATCCACTTACAAATGAAGTATATTCAAATTACTACTCAGTAGCCCTGGGTGTAGATAGAGAAATTCCAGGAGATGTTTCTACTCTTTCACTTACAAACATCATAAGAGATCCTTACGACAAGACTACTAAACTTCCAAAAGAACAAGAGAGAAGAAATAAGCAGATTACTCTTTGGTATAGACAACATTACAAACATAATACTATTACAGATACTGGATATGCAGAGATTTCTTATGCTAAGGTGGACAGTCACATGAGAGTAATCTTTGGTACAAAGTATGCAGGTATAGGTATGTACACTGATGTACATACCTTGGGTTCAGTTTCTGTACTTGGAAATAGAAACAAGAGTGTAATGAGCATATCTGCTGATACTATACTTTTTACAGGTGCAATTGCTGGAATACCTCCAATGACTCCTGCTGAGTGGGATTATCTAAAGATGACATTTAATCCAGCAGAAGACAGTGTTCTCTTTAAATATAAGAGAAAAATGGACATTGGAGATACAACCACTGAACTTGAAGTATACGGAGATCTCATAATGCATACTCTTAGGTGTAGTACAGAAACCCATTATAGAATAGAAAAAGGTACAGGACTCCTTAATACTTCCAAAGGTACAGATCAGGCTTATATTGTTATAGATAATGCAAACTCTGAAGAACTTAAAGGAATTACAGGATTGTCCCATAATTCTATTGTTATCACTGAATTTACTCATACAACTACTGTAAGAAAGAACATAAATTCAGCCTCTGGACAGGTAATTCAACTTAATGGTAATGAGAGTATTACATTTAAACCTGGACAAGTTGTTATATGGAAGTACTCAAACAATACTTTAAAACTCCTTACAGGAGCAACTGACCAGGATTCTTTAATTAAGATGGTTGCTCAGATCAGTAGACTTGAAGATAATTATTACAGTATAAATCCAGATCCTGCAAAGAAAAAAGGACATCCACTACCTGTGGCTACTCCAACAAAAGCAGGGATCGTAAAACTGGCAACTGAGGTAGAAGCAACTGATAGTTCAAACAACACAGTAGCACTTACTCCTTATTCACTTTCTACTCTTATTCCTACTAAAACATCTGTATATAACATAGGTAAGTGGGACATGAGTAAAACAAGAACAGTTACAGTATCTCATGACCTGGGAACTAAATGGACAAAAGTAGTAGGTATGGATGTGATGATATTTCCAGATGAACTTATTAAAAAGATCAGACTTGGAGATCCAGATGGTATAGATGCTGGACATTCTGTAGCAATTGATAAAGATAATATAACAATTACCTTACATACCTTACTTGGAGAAGATTTTAACAGTGTAGGAATAAACCGGGGACATGTAGAAGTTAGATATTATGAAAAACTTGAAGAGCCTACAATAGCAGACGCTATCATCAGAATTACACAGGATTCTTATAATTTACAGATTCCATTTGCTTCTCCAAATGTTATCCACTCACTTGGATATTCAATAGACAGTATGGGTGGACAAATTGATGGAATAGAATGGAATGTAAAAGGTGGAGAAGTTTCGCAAGTTACATTCTCAGGTAGTGATACCGACAACCCTAAGCAGATAGTATTCAGCAAAGAGGGTTCATATTCTATCGAAATGAATGTAGTAACTGAGTTCCAGGGAAAAAGAAATAAAACACCTAAGATTATAACTTACACAGTAACTAAGCAGACTGATATTACTCCACCAACTGCTCCTGTACTTTCAACTAATAGACTTGCTCAAACAGAAGTTGGACTTATCTGGACTCAAAGTACAGACTTAGAATCTGGTGTAAAAGAATATAGACTACTTAGAGATGGAGAAAAAATAGAAAGTGGACAAACCCTGCTTGAATATACAGATAGAACAGTTACTCCAGATAAGAGTTATAGATATGTGGTAGAAGTTGAAGATAATGCAGGTAATACATCAAGAAGTAATGAAATAGTAGCAAATACTCCACCTACTTCTACTCTTACAGTAAGTGCAGGTGGTAATAAAACAGTACCCTGGAGAGAATTGGGATTTGAACCACCTGAAATTGTAGGTATTATCCTTACCAAATATGCAACAGGTGTTTCAGATAATTCAGTTGGTAATACCACTGTTATACCACTAATTAAACATGGTAAAGGATATAATAGAAACAGTTTAGGATTTAAAGTAATAGGAGAACCAGCAGCAGTAGGTAATGCTTATTTCTTTGGTATAGGTAAACATATGTATGATACTAATCTTACAACAGTAAATCCAAATGCATTGGATGGACAATGGGGTTGGAATTTATTGTTTCCTCAAAGTTATGATCAATTGTATGTAGAGATATGGGTACAGAGTACCGATCTTGGAAATATAATGAAAGGTGTCTATAAAATTGTTATCAAAGATGTACCATTTACAAATTCAATAAATTTACAAAATGATATGGTCTTTAATAATATTTATAACATGGATTGGAGTCATAAGTATTATCCATTACATAATCTTGAACTATATAAACATCATAAGATAACAGGAGTGGATATTCCTGTTACAGGTAGTGCAATCAGTACAGGGGCTACTCTTACAGGAATGACTTGGGAACTGGTATCTAAACCTGGTAATAGTACTGCTGTGCTTGAGGGTACAACTACAAATTCTACGACAATCAAGGACATTAATAAGCATGGAGATCACACACTTAAACTTACAGCAAGTAATAACAACAATCAGACAAATTCTGATACTGCTGTAATCTCTGTATCTGATCCTAGACAAAATACAAGAACTCCAAGACTTATGATTGTAGATTCTCTTAGAAAAGCAAAGAATATAATGCTTGAAAATAGAGATGAAGCATATAGAACAGGTCAATTCACTAGTCCTGGTAATCATAGAATAGAAGTACAACACAATTTATCTAAATATAGAACAGGAAATAAACTTCATGGTTCAAACATTATAAATGGTAGTGCTAGACCAGAAACAGAAAATGTATTCTTGGTTCCAGATGTTACAGGTATACTCAATGTTCCAGTTGGTATAAATGGAAATATTCAAAACTTACAATGGCAATACTCAGTAGATGGAGGAAATTGGATGTTTATCCCACCACTTTATATGTGGAATTATATCAATGGAGATGTCTTTATGGTACAAGATGGTCAAAAAACTCTCATATCTACATTCTCCTATGTTGGTGGACAACTTAAAGATCTTACCAGGTTCCGTGATCAATATGTACATCCAGCATCAGGAAGACTTCAACAAAGTCAACTTGAAGATGTTTGGACAAATGGTAACCCAATTTGTGTAACTCACATGTTTGCAGATACTACAAAAGGAAATTCCACAATCAAATGGAGATATAGATATATGACATGGGAGGGTGCTGTATCTCCCTGGAGTAATGAAGTAGAAGTTGTCTTCCTTAAAGGAACAGGAAACAGATATAACAAGATTATACTTAAAGACAATTATACAATTGAATCTGTTGGATCTTGGACTAAAAATTCAGATTATAATGGTACTTTAAGAATAGATTACTCAGATATTTATAACTTAAGTATGCAGACTATGTTCAATTATGCAATTTCCAATATTCTTCTTTCAGATCCAAATATTGCTATCTATGTTAAAAATGCTAATAATCCAGATAATGGAGAACATAAGATATCAAGTATTGCTCAAGTAACAAGAAGAGATTTTATAGAATATGGATATCCTTATGGTTCAAGATATGAGATTAGCTTGTATACAGATGATACAAAAGCAGTAAAAATCGATACCATTGTTATAAATGAAACATCTGTTCCAAGAAATTACGGAGGTGGAGGAGGCAGAAGATATGATGGTGGAGATGGTAGAAATAGACCAGGAATGGAAATAGAGAGAATAGAAAGTTAAACCTCCTTAGAAATTCTTATTTTTTTACTTAGGTAATTTTATTATAAGTTTATTTGGTTTCCCAGTTTCATATTTTATGATATATTGAAACTGGGAAACCTGTATTTTGTACAATAGATAATACTTGTAAGCATCTATGTATGCATTTACAAAATATGTTGACAACAGATAACAAATTAATTATAAACAAAGAGAATTATAAACCATTTTGGGATAATTCTTGTGATATGATAAGTTCATGTCTATTGTCTCATATAGATATAGATTCTGCTAAGGATATAGATATAGATATCAAATCTTGGTTTCCTGAAAATCACAAATTTAATTTTAATCTTAATGATGTTCCAGAAACCAATTTATATAAAGAAAATATTTCTATAACGCCTATAATAAGGGATAGAAAAATAAGAATTTATCCAACTCAACAACAAAAGACTTTATTTAAAAAGTGGATTGGTGTTTCAAGAAAATTTTATAATGAAACAGTATCTATATATAAAGAAGGATCAGATAAAAAATGGAATAAAGTTTATCAGGATATAATAGAAAAATTTAAAGACCTTGATTATATCAAATCTGTACCATATCAAGTGAAGAAAGGTGCTGTTAGAGAACATGATAATGCTTTATTTATAAATAAAAGCAAAAATAAGAAATCGGGTAAACCTTTTGTTATGAAATACAAAAGTAAGAAAAACCCTAAACAAAGTTGCTTTATTCCAAAAACAGCAATAAAATCTGCTGGAATATATCATACTATTGCTGGAAAACTTAAAATGAAAGAAAAAGAGTGGTTTATAAATTCAGACAATAAACCACTTGATAATATATGCAGTTGTAGACTTGTTCTTGAACATGGTAAATGGTTCATTATAATTCCGAAGAAAATAGAAACAAAAAACATCGATAACCAAGATGGTATTGTTGCTATTGATCCAGGAATTAGAACTTTTGCTACTTATTTTTCAACAGATGGTAGTTTTGGAAAACTTGGTAAAAATGCTTTTGAAAGGATTTTAAATCTTAATCTTAAAATAGACAAATTAATTAGTCGATTAAATAAAGAAAAAGATAAAAAGAAGAAATCCAGTTTAAAAAGGTCTATAAACAATACAAGGTTTAAAATTAAAAATCTTATAAATGAACTACATTGGAAAGTAATTAGATTTTTTACAAGTAAATTTAAAACAATTATATTTCCCCCATTTAATGTGAGTGAAATGGTTAAGAAATCTAAAAGAAAAATATCCAAGAAAGTAGTTAGATCAATGTATTGTTTTGGATTTTTTGAATTTAAGGAAAGATTAAAAATGAAATGTGATGAATATGGACTTACTTTCATAGAATCTTCTGAAGCATATACAAGCAAGACCAACAGTTTTACAGGAAAACTTATTGAAAATCTTGGAAGTAAAGAAAGTTTTGCATATGATAATATCTTGATTGATAGAGATATTAATGGTGCCCGAAATATTTTAATTCGGGCAATGAGAGATGCCTCCGTTTAAAGTTGAAATACTTTAAAATGATTAGTATCATACTACTAATATAGTAGGAGTTGATATCGAACATAGCATCAGTCGCACGATCGCCTGTTTTTAGGTAAGTATCATGTAAAACATCCCTTTGAGGATAATTATATTATAAAAAATAGCAGAGTTAACACGACTGCCTGGCTGAAAAGACGGTTACCGTGTAAAAAAAAGATCATTTAAAAAACTTATTCGAGTACTCTGGGTAAAACTCAATCCTTACCCTTTGGAAATTAAAACTTAACTAGCGCAATGTGTCCCCCACACTAAAGAGAGTTTTTAGGGCGTGGTAAAAGGGATCAACTCCTACCTTAAAAAATGTCAGATAGACTGTCTGGGATAATCACTGGGTAAAAGAAAGTCGAGAACTTTCAAGGCTCATGAGGTAGGGAAACTATTGGAGGCATTATCAGGTAATGAGGAGTTAGTCTTCTTCAAAGTCCCTCATGGTAGTCGGTCTACCCTTAGTTAAGGCGTTCATTGAAATATTGGCTAGGTCATAAGACTTGGGTTTAACATGAATTTAAAATGTTAGCTAGGTATGATTTTTTATGATTTATAATTTGGAGGATTTGCAGTAACTCTGATTAAGTGAACTTACAAACCGAAAACTCTTAGGAAACCACCGACTTCTCTTGATTGAGATACTTAGAGTCACTGAGCGACCAAGAGATTTCCAAAAAGTTCAGATTGCGATTGGGGAAGCAACAGACAAGACAGCGGTATCGGGAATTAACTCTTCTTCGGTATGCACCATCGAGGTCTTAGATGTGAGGCTAATGCAATGCGAATCCAGATTTTTGGAGCGTTATTCATATGAAGATTTTTTAAAAATTTGAAAGTTTAAACTTTCGCTACTTCGGTTTAAGTGGACAAATCAAGTAGTAATATGATAGGACTAACTCCATATCATTGTACCGTAATTTTTTAGATGTTTTAGATACCGATAATTTTTTACAGGAAAGTTCTGACTAAATGAAAAATGGTCTATTGCATTTATCTGATGTGTGAAGCATGAGTGGGTTTCGGTTGAGATAGAAGACCCGGAGGTATGAGAACTTCCGACCATGTTATACAGCACCGTAATGCTGGTCAAGACACTGTGACTGAAATGGCTATGCCCCCAGACCAAGCAGTCTGCTCCTAAGTTATAAAGAAGTTATTCTTTATAATATGGAGAGAACAGATCTGCGTAGTCTATACAAAAGAAAGTAAATCGGCACTTAAAGAGCAGGTTAGTTCCCTACTCGCTGAAATACCGTGTATAGATGGTCTTATTTGTTGAGATCCTCAGGTAAGCTCGATAAGTAAGATTTAGGGGAAGCATTAAAAAGCATAGTTAAAGTTTTACATTCATATGGACATGTAGCAAACAGTAAAGCAGAGAAGAAAATCCTCTGGGAGAACAGTTAGAGTTAGGCTGAGAATTCTCCACCAAGTAGCGAAGTGGGTCATATGCACTAGAAACCGTGTAATCCAGCCTAAACGATTCCCACAGATAGAGAAACTAGGTCGTTTCACTATCTTATCCACTAACGACAAGTCAAAACTAGTAGGTCAGATTATTGGCATGAAGATTGATTTTACACCTGTTGGCTAGTGCATCCAAGTTCTTAAATGATGAGATGATGGTTGGGTTTCAACTACGATTAGATTAGTTATCTTTTCATAGAGTATCGTGAGTTCAGCTTGTCTGTTCTGTAATGCTCATAGGTTCTAATACCAACTATAACTAAATCAATCTTATTCTTTAAGGGGTGTACAGGTAATGTCCCAGTACTACTTTGCCCAGAAATGGGATTTCAAGGAAAAGAGTTACTTTATCCAAAATCGGATAACCATAGGCACTTTTTGATTTTTTTATTTTTTTATTTTTCAATCTGGTGCAATATCTTTAATCTACTTACGCTAAGAATTTGTAATGAGCATGGTATGAACAAATAACTTGTTCCCTTATTACAAATAAAGCCAGTCACTGTGGTAAAGCACTGCTTTGAAGAGTTTTGTGAATAGGAGCGAGGTTCGCACGAATGTGGAACCAGAGATAACTCAGCTAACCCTCCCCAGCGAAGAGCAAGGACTAACCTGACCCTGTCTCCCTTGAAATAAGATTTTGACCTTTGTGTGAAGAGCATAAAGTAAATCATTAATCTTCATCGAAAGATTATCATACACTTGGTTTAATTAATTGCCTAACCATGAAAGTAAAGATTTATTCATTACTTTCATAAAATGTTTGGAAAATTAGGCTAAATGAAGTAAATTGGAATTGTTACTACTTTGTGGACATAGTGGTAAGATGATAAAGATGATTATTCCTAAATCTTGCAGTCCAGAATACAAGGGAAATAGCAGGGAAGCCAATTGAAAAATTTAGTAGTACTTATCATTAAAGGATTAATTCAAGAAGACAAGGAGATATATTTCCTGTCCTTTTAGATTATTTCTAAATACTTAGAGTTTCATTTTTAGTCTTAGGATAACGAGAAGAACTTCAAGGAGCACGAATAAAAATAAAAGACTAATTAAAGTTACATTTATAAATAGTTAATCGCTCGAGTTCTAACTAAGATTAAAAGTAAAATGAGATTAAAAGTAAAACTGGAAATGATTAAAATCTAAAAGAACAGGAGAAGTAATAAAAATCTAATGTTTAAGAGAATTAAGAACTAATAATGAAAATAATAAGATTTACTAATTTTACAAGCAGGTTTTTCAAATTAATTACTTAAGTTTTACTTTTTGTTTTTATAGGCAGGGTATATATTCGACCCACCCCCCCACCTTAATGATATACAA